TTTTAGTACCGCCTCTATAGTTTCTAATAAACTGCCGAGCATTTCTGTAAGCAGTGTAGATTTGACAGCAGCCAGCACCATCTGCGCCATTTTTTAAAACTTGTAATGTCCCAGATTCGTTGACCGGATAGTTGTTTTCAGTAGTCGCCTGAACGTTTCGACCTTGAAAATAAACACCTTCCCTTAAACCCGTTAGATCGTTTATATTTGCATTCGCTAAATCACCAAACAACTGTACTGCGTCGCCTTCTTTTAGTGCTGATTTATTGTTAATTGTGACATCATCAACATCTAGAAAACACCATTGTTTTTTATCTGTTATATATGCTAATTTTGTTGACCATTTTTCTATTTGCTCATCGTAAAAAATAAATGACAAGCTATTACTCAGCGTACGTAATACAAACTCGTTATTACTTTCTTCATATTTAAATTTAATGCCAGCTGACTCAGCAGACATACGTAATTGCCCCGTCATTTCATCGCCTGATTTTTTAACTAACGTTGATGTATCAATTGTCGATGCGAATTTTTTAGCATCATCTGCTGATTTTTTAGCGTCATTACGAGCGTCAACACACTGCTGCACAACTTCCGGTGTTATCTCACTCTCGGACGGATTGAGCAAAAAATCATTTAACGAGCCATCTTTTGAGTCTGAGAGCACATGTATAGTACCCAGCCTGCTTGTCGGAAACCCATTTATAATTAGTTTTACATCGTAATCACACGGCAAAACATTCATTGAATATCTGCCGTTTTCAGCGACTTCAAACGCATATGTTTGAGCCAGAACTCTACTTGTTGTTTTTTTTGCGTATAACTCAATAGTACAATTGTTGATAATATTACCCGCACCATCAGTTAATGTTCCTGATATTTTTGCCATAATTTTTCTCCTATAGGATAAAAAACCGCGACTAGCGCGGTTACGTTATAATTTAATCTAAAAAACCATTCGAGTTGTTCATTAACAGCGCTAACGAATTGAACGAGACTTTGCATTGACTCACAAATGAATGTTTACGTCGCTCACCAATTAATTGAATATTAATTCTACTGCCAATGGGCAGCGGAGGAACTGGCACGCATAAATTATCTATTTTCCCGTTATTAATGAATTGATTAATATTAAAAGAAAATTGATTGTTAAATAAAAATTGTAGCGTTACATCAGATACGTTGCCATTTTTGCATTCCACCAATGTTGCTCCTGCAAAGCAAAGAGTTTGCCAGCTCCCGTTTCCCTCAACTGTCATTATGTGCGCTGAATTTTGTGGCGGTTGAATACCAAATCCCAAATGAACATCACGAACGTAGTTTTTGGCTGAGAGTATATTGCCTTTAATCTGTCCAACGTTTAACGTGCCTTTAATCTCGCAATTTTCATTAATCACAACATTGTTTAATTGCCCTGAATTTGCATAAATGTTACCTGAAATATTAGCCCGTCTTGCGTTTAATGTACCGTCCTCAAGCAGTTCAAAAACAGGCGGGTTACCTGAGCTGATAACACTACCTGCAACCATTTTACCGCCTGAGATTAGCGGTGCTTTGATTTCAGTGCCAGCAATTAATCTATCACCTCGCATTGTGCCAGTAGCGATTAAATCACCGTCCAAGAACATGGCAGGCTCAATCCATCGCGCACCGTTGTACATTCTCGCTTCTGAATGAGCAACTTTACCTGAACCATCTAATGAGTAGATAATTAGTGTAGTATCACGAGCTGGATAAAAACCAAATTCACGATAAAACATTTGAGTAGCATCATCGTTATTTGTCGGGAATTTGCCGTCTTGCGTTTGAATTCTAAATAATCCCCCTGCGCCATTTTCTGCAATTAACGTCTTGGTATTAGCGATAAACATCTCTGAACGACCAACAACATTAATTGCGTTTACACCGTACCAATATTCGGTATCAGGCAGACAATCAACATCGGTAAGTGACATCGCTCGGCCAAGATAATTACGCTTCGATTCAACCTCGGCTTTTGTTGTGCCTTTATAAAATTCGAATTGTGTACCCAAGCTAGACACCGCTGTCATTACTGGGCGAATAGCGACATTGAATGCGCTTGGTGTTAGTACTAAACCTGATGGTTTAGACGGTGGTAAAATAGAAAATGCAATCGTGGTTTCATCGCCCAATCGTCCGTCTTCTGCTACCCCTCTCACCGTTGCGCTAAACTTGCCCTGTTGCAGGTCTGATAAATAATATTCAGTATCATTAACAGTTTCACGGTTAATTAATTTATCATCACGGTACACTTTTACTTCAAACTTCAAGTTTTGAATTGTTCTCGGTGTAGACCATGATAAGCGAGCTTGATATAAATCAGATTCGGGAATGACTTCGGCCTGTAGTTGCTCAACGGGTGGAATCGACCAGCCAAAAATAGCACCGCTTTCTACCTCAAATTTAGCCCCGTTATCAACAATCGCTTCTTTTTGTGGCTCATGTTGTAGCGCAGTGATTGAGTAAGTGCCGTCGCTGTTTTCAGCGATTGTTATTGCTTTGAACAAGCGTGGTTTGATTTTATTGTCATATAAGCCCCAGACAGAATACTCATCGACACTAACGCTGCTAACTAAAACAATTTGATTGGGTTTAATCTGTGCCTGAATTTTTACTTTTTGTAGCAGCATATTTGTATCTGTTACGCTCAAATACGCATTTTTCAGATTTTTAATATCAATGTCGCGATCTAAGGTAATCGTGCTATCATTTACTGCTAAAATTCGCCCGCCGATTGTAGTTCCTGTGAAATCATTATCCGCAATACCAATAATATCACCCGGTAAATGACGGATGCCCTCACGACCTACTGAAAATGTTACCGTTTGTGTTTCTAATTTTTCGGTTTGAATCAACCATTTTCCTACTCGATGAGCCTGTCCTCTCGACGTGCAACCGAATGCGTCAACTTGAGCTACATTTAAGCCAAACCGTTTAATTAAATCATCATCTGCAACGTACTCAGTCGTTGGTTCCCAATTATTATTTGGGTCAATATAACGCACATGCACAGCAGTATGCCGTGATTTTTGTGCTGCTGATGTGTAGTTGAACTGCCCCTCTACCACGTTTGCATTTGAATAAATAGCAACTGGGTCGCTCGGTCTGTCCATTACTGCCGTGTATTGTGTCCCATCCCAAATCGGCATAGCTCGGAAGATTGAGCACAGGTCATGAATAACATCATATGCTTGTCGTTGCTCTGTAATGTAACAGTTGCATGTAAAGCGCGGTTCTTTACCGCCAAAACCGTCATCGACTAACTGGTCACAATATTGTGCAATCGTGTATAGCGCAAATTTATCAACACCGAATTGGCCAATTCGATTACCCATACCGTAACGTGTGTTAGTTAGTATGTCGTAAAATATCCACGCAGGATTATTGGTCCAAGCCAATTTAAAATTACCTGACCAAAAGCCTTTATACTCTCTCGTTTCGGGAGTGTAATTGTCAGGTACTTTAACTATCATCCCTTTAATAAGATAATTACGGCGAGGCACACCGCTGAACTGCGATGAATCAAACTTCAAGCCAACAACGGCCGTATTCGGATATGAAAATTTAGTATCGTAGATTTCAGTGTACGAACTCCATAGTGTGTTATTGACTAATAATGATGATGTACTATCTGGCGTTCTGCGAACTACACGAATATTAAACGGTTTCGGTGGTAAATCGTCTAAAATAACTGATGTTAAATATTGTGAGCGTGTTTTTTTATCAATTAAATCAACCGTTTTTACCGTTTTCCATATACTGCCCACGCCAATTTGAATTTCCATTGATACCGATGTTCGGTTGATATTGCCTTTGTTATCCGTTGAGCTTAACGACTGCACCCCAACCGTAATCCGCACTCTGTCAATATTTGGGTCGGTAATCGTACGCACGATTGGCGTTGTTGCTTTTACTTCCAAATTAACAGGCACTTCATTTTCGGTTGCAGGAAAGCCCTCAAGCGGTGATTGCGCCTGAATGCCTGCCGTCCATTCAACATTAACGCCGTTGAAATTGTACGAACCGTCGGGCGCTTGAATTGGTGTATCGTTTAAAAAAACGCTCTGTAGTCCATTTGATGGACCTTCTATTTGTCCTTCACACAGCAAATCAATAATACTTAACTGTTGATGTGACTTAAGATTGTCACGAGCTTCACTAGGCGTTTTCGCCTTTTTTGAACCTTTACCCATGTAATTTTGGCTCCTTAATAGCAATATTGTTACCATCTTGTTTTGGTGGGAAAAATGGCGGTTTATCTGAATCTATCGTGTCGTCTAATGTTTCAAGCCCTTGCGACAGTACTTTAGAGCCAATTTTTGTTAATCCGTAACAAAGCGGTACAGGCGCACCTTGTGCTATCGTGTTGTCTAAGTTGGAAAAATAGGTGTTTTTATTGGTACCACCGTCTGCTGATTTGTCGGTTTTGGGTAATTTGGTTAACATCATGGCCACACCACCAATCATTAAGCCCAAGCCTGCTGCCATTAATGGATAACCTGCAGGTGTCCAATACAAGAAAGCCCCAACAACAAACATCACCGCGCCAGCGATAAAGCTGAATGCTCCACCTTTTGCACCCTCTGTTTTGGGTACAATATGAATAACGGCATTTTGTGGGATTCGGCTGTGTAGACCAAACTGTAAATTGTCCGCGTTCATATCTACGCCGTTAATACGAACCCGAAAATAGCCGTCCATGATTTGCTTTTTCAAACCTTTTATTTGGCAGTACAAGCCGTTCAATGCTTCCGCTGCTGTTTCAACGCTCATATTGAACTTATCGCCATATTGTTTAAGATTGCCGTAAAAGCGAATGATTGCCATTTTTTATGCCTCCAGATTGAATGTGTGTATTTAAGCCAAAACCCGTCGTATAAATCTCTTTTCGATAGACGATTTGGGCAATGATGTAGAATGAATTGATTGCCGATATAAATGGCGGCGTGATTTGGTGTTGTTGAGCCAAGACAAATTAATATGACATCGCCCTCTTGGATGTCCTTAACTTGTTCAAACTCATTTTTAGGCAATAATTCTAAGTAGAGATTTTGCCCGTTATGCCACCAATCGTCTTGCCTTTCGTAATTCGGTAAATTGATACCCGTTAACATGTACGCATCTCGTACTAGTGTTAGGCAATCAATCTCACCGTGTTTGAATTCACGACCCAGTAACGGTTTGATATACCTGAATTTGTGAATTTTGTTATCACAAACTAGCCACCAGTCTAATCCTGTTTGTTGTTGATAAAATTGGTCCGCTTCGCTCAAAATTGGCAAACCATCAGGATGTGAATGCACAATTGCAGTTATTTCCCCTTTTTGTTCCGCTTTTATCCAATCATCAGAGGATATTTCGAATGTTTCGGTTGGTGTGTGTGAGATATTTTTACACGGTAGATATGTTTTATTATCAATAACAAATCCGCAGCACTCAGCCTCACCGCAAGAAGTTGCATGATTAAGTATTTGTGTTTTCATAATTAATTAAGAGAGTTTTGCGGCGGTTGGAAAACCACCAAAAGGAAGAATGCCGTGTTGCCCATAACGCAGTTTACAGCCAGTAAGGCAACCGCTACATTTGTCTTTTGTGATGTCATTAGTCGGTTTATCAAATTCATCAGCTACAGGTCCACCAGTGTAACCACATTCTGATGAGCGATATATCCAACTGCACGTATTCGCAATAATTACACGAGCAGGAATTAAGGCGCCGTCAGACTCGCACGGTAACGCTAATTCAAACGTAACAACCATTGAATTTTGTTGCTTTACCTGCTCAATCACATAATTTGAGATGATTTCGCAAAACGGATCAGCATATTGATTGCCGTTCTCGAAGTTAACAGCGTCTAAGTATTTAACTGGCACTTCGTGGCGTGTGACAACTGCGCCAAGTAAACCATCAAAATCAGCAATTAAGCCTGTAATAAAGCCCATGGCATTGCTAACGCTCATGGTTGGACGGTTACTAGTGCCCTGCCCGTTTTTTTGAAAACCCTCTACTTTAATAGGGTATGGCTCATAGATATTGCCTTGCCATGTAATTGGTCGCCGAAGCTCATTTAATCCGTTATGAAATCGGAATATTGTTTTATTACCCACGATTTTCGTTAAATCAACTTCGTACAAATCAATAATCGCATCTTGTGCTATTTTAGTTATATCAAGTAACATTTTTTGGGGGATCATGCTACTACCTCCTCGAATGTGGCGCTAATTGTTTTAGTCATGCCGTCATGCGTTGAAGTCCACGAACGACAGACCACTTTGATAGTTTTGTGAGTATTAGTCTCTCGCCATAAAAAGGCTTTAACCGCATTGTGTCGGCTAAGAAAATCATCAATCAAGCTGATATCTTCTGATAATCCAACAAATGTTACGTTGTATGAGCGCAGATCGTTGTTAATACCGTCCCGAATGCGTTGCTCATAGCCATCACCGAACTTAATTACCTTCACTTTCGGTGATACTGAAATCGTGGAGCTGTTTTGCGGTCTCCAATAAAATGTTTCCATAGTTTTCTCCAGACATAAAAAAAGCCCGCATTTGCGAGCATAAAAAACCACCCGAAGGTGGTTTGTTCGTATATTTGTCCGTAATCTTTGTTTTAGTGTCAAAACTAATTTAGTTTCAGTTATTATTTTTACCTTTTAAGATATTTAAAAATGTTTTATTTCTCGCAACAGCATCCGCAAAAATACTGTTTGATGAAACAAAAGTTACATGTGTCTTTGAACCTGGTAAATAACCATAATACATACATCCGTTATTACTAAAAACTTTCGTAAATGCTCTATTAGTCATAACTCTTTCAATATCTACGTCATCAGCCTTAAAATCACAGATAATATAACAATAAAAGTTATTTATATTACTTACAATTTTTTTGAGTTTTTCTTTATATTCATCAACTTGATCGATTGCAGAAGTTTTTTCTTTATAATCAATATTACCTTTCTTAAACTCAATCAAGACAACGTCTTTAAGCAACTCGCTTTCTTCAGGGCTATTATACAAAATAAATAAATCAGGTCTTTTTTCTGATGTACAATCAAAATCATTACTACCTATTTCTGTATTGATTTTTTTTATTGTTATATCTGATGCTGTGTATGTATAAGACATAAATTTATCGTCCAAAAGCCATACACAACTTTGATATAAGTGATTTTTATTATTTTCGGTTTTATCATCAACCACAACACTAGTTTTTTGTGGAAAAAATAAGTTATGTAAAACATCTTCATTTTCGTTTGAATTAGTTAAAGATAACCCTTTTTTCGCAACTAAATCCCTATGAAAGATATATTTTGCAAGTTCATGTTTATTTTGCTCAATCACTTCACAAACCAATTCATCAGCGGAAATATCAGGTTTATCGAGTAACATAGCTAGTCTATCTTCTTTTTGATTTATTCTATTTCTATAGGAATCAATGATGTTTTTTTCATTAAACTCCAAACTATTAACATCAATATCATTAAAATTTATATAGCCATATTTTTCTTCTAGTTTGCCAAGCCTTTTTTGATTATCTTCTTTGATGTTAGGCTCGCAATTATGAATAACGTCAAGGCATATATCTTTCAACTCTTTTTCAAAATTGTTATTAGGGGTAGCTAATAACATATCTACTTGAGCTAACTTATCATTAGATTGAAAATCAATTTGCGTTCTTTCTGCATTAGCCTTTTCATCAAAAAAATTTGATGTAATAGCAAATACATATTCTGTATGAAAAGTTTCAGATATCACTACTGGTTTTACTTGAATATTATTAGCACAATAATATATACGTACCCCCTGCTTTTCTTTGTTCTTAAAAGCATATATTAAAAACTCACAGTTATTATTTATATGATTGATTGTTTTGAAACAACAAATATCATTGCTTCTTACCTCATCAAACAATCTTCCATTGACTAAAAACTTAATAGAAATCTTTTTTTGGGTTTCTTGTTGTTTTAGAAAAAGCATCAAATTAAATTTTTCTTTTACAAAATTAACACAAGAAACAACTTGCGTTTTCGGATGCTTTAAATTTAAATCACTTAAATATATTTTTGTGTAAGAATGCTGTTCATCATTACAATTAGATATTTTGATATCATTCTCATCTGTTTTAAATGTAAAATCAAATTCTACACTTTTCTTTTCATTTGAAACGCTTTCAACTTTAACTGTTGACGCTAAGTTTAAAAAAGAAATGCGCCCAAGCCCTTTTCCGCCAATATTTTTTTTGTGTTCAGTTGCCACCTCAAGGAAAGCATCAATATTTTGTCTAGTTAATCCATCGCCATTATCTTCTATAATTAATTTATTTAAATTACCAAGATTTGATTCTTCTCCATCTAGTGTTTTTTCGTAAGCAAATTGAAAATCAATACAAATATTGGTGGCGTTAGCTTGTATGGAGTTCATAATTGCTTCTCTTAAAGCATCATTAACGGTAACCCCTTTATAAAAATACGATGCAATTCTAGCAAAGTTGGTTTTCATTATATCAATATCTTCATTGTTTAAGTTTATATTCATGATAACCTTAATATATTTAAACGGCAATCTGTGTATTATTAAAAACTAGACATATTCCCCGCCATAAAAGGCGGGACCCAGCTACAATTATAAGCATTATCTATTAAAGTGATGTATATGAGTTCTGATTAATTGGATAATTGCTCTGTGATTTCCATTTGTGCCATCTGCTATATGTAAAGTAGTTGTCAAAGGTTTTTCATTTTCAATTATCACTATTTCTTCTGATTTTATTAAATTTTGCATATTTTCCTCATGCCATTCAAAATAAACAGCCACTTAGGCATAAAAGTTCGTAGTAGCTGAAATGGGTGTAAAAAAACCACCCGAAGGTGGTTTGTTCGTATATTTGATTGCGATTGTTTTTTAATCAAAGGCAGGATTCTGCCTTCTTTCTTACAGTCGTTAACTTATACTTGCCGTAATTGTTTCTTTTCTAACTGTCGTTTAAACATCGAGGCAACAAAAGCACCGTCGCCAAAATGATCGTGAATTCTTATACCGAAATTAGAGCCTAGCATTTTAAAAACATCATATAAACGATTGTCTATATAGAAATCGTTCAACCAAAGCATGTGATGAACTAAACAAATTAGGTTGGTTCTGCTTACCTCAATCATATCTTTTCTTGTTTTTGTAACCCCACCCAACCACTCTATAGCCTCATCAAATTTACTAGCAGGCAAATCCTGATAACGTGGTATCTTAAATTGCTGATGAAACTTTGAATAAACCGCTTGATGTCGTTCACCTGTTCGATAAACTCGCTCGTTGACTGCTTGTTGGATTGCTTGTTGTTGTTCGGCGTTAATTGTTAATGAGTAACTACCTGTTTTGCGGATTGTCGGTAAAACTTCCTCAAATACCCAGTTTTGGAAGTCTATGGCTTCTTTTTTATTACTTCTGAAAATTACACGATATAAATTTGGCTCATTAATGAAAGTTACCTCTCTATTTTGCCCTCCTGACCTGATATACATTTTATGTATACCAGCTTCTGACATATTGAAACGACTAGCGTTAGCATTTTTTATATTCAAGATTTTGATAACATCGGTAAGACAAAATAAAGGTTCATTATTCAATAATTGAATGCGAACTTGTGTTTGGTGAAAATTAAAAATTGATAAGTTTGACATGCTATATCCTCGTAATTGCCCCTCTTTGGGGGCTTATAATTTGTTGGTTAATTGGTTAAGCGATTTCTTTATTAATAAGATGATTTTTGATTACATCTATTGCTTTTTCGTTATATCTAAAAGTTTCAACTTGTTTATCAGAAGAACGTGACTTATCGAGTACGAAAATTCCGTAGTCTTCTGTTTTTAAGTTGAGCTTATTAGCTATACGACCAATTTTATTTGAGGATACGCCAAGTAAATCTCCTACTTCACTAGCTGAAAATGTTTTGTTTTCAAGCTTAGGAAGCGGAATAACATTTTTACCAGCAATTGGATTAATTGTATCGGCATAGATAGCTTGCTTAGACTGTTCACTCAAATGTGGCAAATTGCTAAACATCTTATCTAAGGCTCTGACTGATAATTCTATCGCCTTAGCTTGTCGATATTCAGGTAAATAAGATTTAGAAGTTTTTTGAATGTTTTTCAATTCACCTTTTTTATAGTCTAAAAATACTTGATTTACCATTAACTGAAATTTTGGACTAATCCAACCGGCATAAGAAATGGCCAAAAGTTCATGGGCGAATGTACCAGAAGAAATACCGCCTTTTGTGACAGTGATTATTTCTTGACCAAAGGCAGAATTCTGCCTTAGCTCTTCAATAAGTTCTTGAGTGGACTTTGTTGCTAACCATGCTTTAGGTCTTTTAGCATCTTTGCCTCCACTAGCTTTATGTAGCGCATTAAGATTATATCGACCCTCTTTATCGGTTGTGATAGAGATTCCAGCTATTACTGGACAATTTGAATTAATTGTGTTAGTGTTTCTCATGTTGTTAGTTCCTTTTCTAGTGGGATTAATTATTGAGACCTCAGGTGTTGGCGCACTTGGGGTTTTTGCTTTATTAGATGTTCTCATATTCTTTTATTTCACCTCGTTTTAACATCCTTTCGAAGATTTCCATTCGATAATCAATTTCTTTTGGAACAGTTCTCCCAAATCTTGTCGCAGTTTCGATAATAGAATTATCCGTTTCCTCTTTAAATCTTACTTGCCTAAATTTTGTTGATAGTTTATTTTGGTTCATATTTTCTCCTATGTTATTAGTGAATAATTCACTATAATTAATAATTAATCACATATTAACATGAATAATTCACATGTCAATATTAAAATTAGGTAATATTTCATGTCATTCGAAATAGATGATAACTTTAAAAATAGGTTTAAAGATTTAAGAAAAAACAGCGGAACACCATTAACGCAAAAAGATTTGTCGTTACGATTAGGAATATCATCAAGACAAGTAATTGCTTATGAAAATGGGACAGCAAAACCTAGAAAAGAATTACTATTAAAAATAGCAAGATTCTTTAATGTAACCCCTGGTTGGTTGGCTTGTGGGCTTGATTCTTTAGGAATTGTCGAGTATGAAGATTTCACACCAAAAGGTGAAGTCGAGCAAATTCCTCTTTATCATTGGAGTGATTTTGAAAAAAATTTGTTATCATTTAAACCATTTCCTGTAATAAATAATTTATTTCATCCTTGCTCATTAAGTGTGAAAAATTCCTTTTTTGCTTTAGAAATAATTGGAGATTCCATGTCATTAGAAAGTAATTTAGGGTTCCCAGACGGTGCTATTGTTATATTTGATACTGAATTTGATAAAGTTAGCGGTGGTTTTTATTTACTTATGATTAATGATGAATATTCATTTAAACAACTTTTCTTCGATACATTAGGCACAAAAGTTTCATCTTTAAACAAAGATTATCCAACAATAACATTAAAGAAATATGAATATACTATTCTAGCAAAAGCAATTAATGTTGAAATTAAACTAAGATAACCAATAAAAAACCCTCTTAGAGGGTTTGAATTGCTTGGTAGTTAATAACAAATTAACTAAATTTAAATAAGCCCGAAAGGGCTTTTTTTATCTCAGATTGAAATTACTATATACTTTATATTCAATGAATTGATTAGTTGCTTTTATTATTTCTAATTCTGCACCTTTATATCTTATAATTTTTGATTCTGATAAGTCATATTCAACATTATTTGAAAATGCAGGGCGAGAAAAATCCTTATTAAATTCTTTATACCCGATGTTAATCTTATGCCCTACTTTACCGTTATAGATTAGTATCTGCTGGAACGCATTTTGATAAGTTACATTTTTCTTTTGGTACGAAAATGAAGAATTACTGTTACATAAAGAGCCACCACTAACAGTAACAATGCATAGGTCATTATCTTTTTTATTAGTTCTAATCCCTACAGGTAAATCAGCAAAGGTTGATTTACCCACTGTTACTCCAGAATTTAACTCATTTAAACCAAAAAATAGATACTTTTGATCTTCACCTACTTTAGGGTATTCTCCGGCATGAATAGTAAAATCCACCCCTCTGCTAACAACTGTAGTTTGAGGAAAATAAATAACATCCCTTGACGCTACTGTGCCCTGTCTAACCATATCGTCGCCAATAAAGGTTTTTGTAACAACATTCAAATCGGGATAGCTTATTTGTTTTGTTTCAGCTACATAATTATATTTCACAGTGCTACAAGCGGTTAAAACCAAGCCAAATAAACCAATTAATATAAGTTTCTTCACTCTATTCTCCTATAAGTAATTTTGATTAATAGTATGAAATTTATTAACCAAGTGCAATAAAAAAACCGCTTATGCAGCGGTGAACTTGAACGAAGCGATCGGCTCGCTGGTACAGATTTTCTAAACCGCTTATGCAGCGGTGAACTTGAGGTTCAATCATTAATCCCAAACCAAATATTTCTAAACCGCTTATGCAGCGGTGAACTGTTTTTAGCAGGTTTTTTTTTCGGGATTGCGTTTCTAAACCGCTTATGCAGCGGTGAACAAACCCAACAGGATTAATTGGTCCTACACTTTTTTCTAAACCGCTTATGCAGCGGTGAACTAGCAATGAAAGCAACGTCTTTTGCTGCTAATTTTCTAAACCGCTTATGCAGCGGTGAACAATTGTTACCGCATTAAACTTCATCGGAGGATTTTCTAAACCGCTTATGCAGCGGTGAACAATATGTTATCAAAAGCTACCGGCGAGAGTGTTTTCTAAACCGCTTATGCAGCGGTGAACATTTTAGCCAGCCGCGTGGCGGCGTTGTAGTTTTTCTAAACCGCTTATGCAGCGGTGAACGATGCGCGTGCGCATGATGATGACACTTTACCTTTCTAAACCGCTTATGCAGCGGTGAACCGGCTTAGAAAAGAAAATCGACCAACCGAAAATTTCTAAACCGCTTATGCAGCGGTGAACGAAGCCTGTATGCGAAAATATTGGGTTAAGTTTTTCTAAACCGCTTATGCAGCGGTGAACTTAAAAATCAAGCTGCCGGTGTGGATGAATCGTTTCTAAACCGCTTATGCAGCGGTGAACAAAAAATGTTTGAAAAAATTCTACACGATCATTTTCTAAACCGCTTATGCAGCGGTGAACGCGATTTAGATTTAATGTTAGCATCCCAAAAATTTCTAAACCGCTTATGCAGCGGTGAACTAGATTATATCAAACATAGCCTTTTGTTTTAACTAAAATTTAACCAATTTTCACAAAATAACCCTTTTTTCTAGTGCTTAAATTAATCTATATTTTTCAATGAATTATAAAGCAAGTTAAAAAAAGGGTTGTAGTGTTTCTACTTTTAGCTTAGATAATCAATATCCGCCGCAAAGTTTATTATTTTTGATTTTGAGCCAATATCTATTTCACTGCGAATAAAATTAAGTGATAAACCAATATTTACTTGAATCTTATTTAACGCGGTTGAAAAGCTATAATGTAAAGCAGGGCTATTTTTATTTAGAAAATCGGAAAGCGCATCATTATATAAATCGAATACCTTATAATAATATTCTTGTATTGTTGCTAAGTAGTTGTACTGACGCTTTAGATTATCAATGTTAATCGATTTAAAGTTTCTCATACTTACACCGCCCAACCACTCTATAGCTTTGTCAAATTTACTAGCTGGCAAATCTTGATAACGTGGTATCTTAAATTGCTGATGAAATTTTGAATAAACAGCCTGATGTTTTTCACCTGTTCGATAAACTCGCTCGTTGACTGCTTGCTGGATTTGCTGTTGTTGTTCGGGCGAAATGGTGTTAGGGAATTGTTGCGCTACTTTTGGCATAAAGTGGTTATAAAGTACATCGAAACATTCTAATTGATATTGTTTTAAAATAGGTTTTATTTCTGGATTAACCCTGCTTAATTCTATACCTGCAAGCCAACCGTTGAGGTAGCCAAGAGGTAAACATAAAACATCTCTATTTTTACCGTCTTTTGCAACTACCTTTATCATAAAGGCAGTTGAATTAAGTATTTCATTTCTTTTAATTCTTTGCCTTTGAGCTTCCCAATCCAAACCTATGTTTTCGCATATTGGCTTGATAGCAACATAAGGCTTATTATTATGATTAAGAATTGATATTTGTTGATTGTGAAATTGAACTAATTGAATTTGATTTGACATGCTATATCCTTTGTTTATTTTTTTCGAAATTACCTCCCCAATCTAGTTAATTGGGTGCCAAGAGGTTCGAAAGCCTAACAAAGAAAGGCTGGAGTTATTTCCATTGCTGGTATTTTATTCCTCGCCCTCTCGGCATAGATTTTGAGCATAAAAAAATCACGCTAACGGGGCGATTAATCCGCTTTGTTTAGGTTTCGACACCTCATCAAAGAATATACAATTAAATTGCTTTGGTAGTCAATAACAAATTAACTAAATTTAAATAAGCCCGAAAGGGCTTTATGGTTATTTGATTCTTGTACAGTGCATTAATGTTTTAATTTTCTCATTGCCCTCTTGTTTATCTTGCGTTCTAGTGGACTCAGAAGTAAGTTTAAACTCATTATCTGATATATATTCAAGTTTGGTGGATCCGACTATTTTCCTGTCACCCAAAGAATCTTCGTAACTTTCGTTCAATTTTTTGAAATCCTGTGGTATTTTTTCTTTACTAGTTGGGATTTTTACAAAAAGATTGTCATCTTCTTTGAAATATGTAACTAATGATTTTCCGTAGTCAATTGTTGTTGAATAGTTTTGAAATACCCCATTCTTCCATTTTGCTCTTTGTTCGGTTGCGCCACACTCCCAGTCCCCAATAAGCATTTCCTCAGTTACTTTTTTTTCTTCACAGCCAAATAAAGCTAGGCTAACTAGACTAATTAGTAAAATTCTTTTCATACCATTCTCCTTAGTTTTTGGGTAATAGTATGAAATTTATTAACTAAGAGCAATAAAAAACCGCCTACTCGGCGGTGAACCCTTGCTAATGTGAATGGCAATTTCTTTACCATTTCTAAGCTGCCTACTCGGCGGTAATCTTCCGGAGTTTCAACGCGACAGATCAGTAATTTTTCTAAACCGCTTATACAGCGGTGAACGGTGATGGCACAACGTATTATTTTGCAATCACTTTCTAAACCGCTTATGCAGCGGTGAACGTGTATTCACAATCGCCTTGTTTACCTTGAATTTTCTAAACCGCCTATGCGGCGGTAATTTTTGCTGTTGTTGTTCGGCGTTAATTGTATTATTTCTAAACCGCCTATGCGGCGGTAATTAACGAAAAATTAAGTATCGCACGCGGAAACTTTTTCTAAACCGCCTATGCGGCGGTAATTCAGATGAAAGTTCAGACAAATCAAAAATGTCATTTCTAAACCGCCTATGCGGCGGTAATTAATAGCCAGAAGGGTACACTCGTGCAAGCCTTTTTCTAAACCGCCTATGCGGCGGTAATTAAGCATGTTAGTGATGTTGGTGATCTGCATGATTTCTAAACCGCCTATGCGGCGGTAATTTCAGTATGAGCAAAATAGGATAAATGCGCAGTTTTCTAAACCGCCTATGCGGCGGTAATTTAGATTATATCAAACATAGCCTTTTGTTTTAACTAAATTTTAGCCATTTTTTCGAAAATAACCCTTTTTTCTAGTGCTTAAATTAATCTATATTTTTCAATGAATTATAAAGCAAGTTAAAAAAAGGGTTGTTGAGTAGGCTGAAAAAACGCCAGAAAATCTTTGATAAAATCAATATACTTTCTGACTAATTATTGCAATACCGTACAATAACCACATAATTGATACCTATTTCATTCTTGTGCAAGTTGCTACTACTTTTGTCTTATAATTATTTTTATGGGTTGCTATATGTTCTTCTGTTATAGTAAATTTATTTTGTGATTCTTTTTTGATTGAGTTTGTAGAGATGTAATTAACATCTTCTTGTTCATGTGATTTACGTTTCCATGAATATTCATCAATTACATCACTTTCTTTCCAGTTATTATTTTCCTCATCAAATACATGTAATTTCTCATTTTCAATTTTATATTCTTCAGTAAACGAAATATTAATGTCATCTTTTACATATTCGGTAAATTTTCCATTCTGGATCTTTGCTCTATAACTTGTAAGATCACATTTCCATTTTCCCACCAAATACTCTTTTGTAATCTTATCTTCTCCGCAACCGAATAAAGCAAGACTAACTAAACCGATAATGACAAGTTTTTTCATACCATTAACCTTTTTTGAATTTAGATTAATAGTATGAAATTTTGCCCATTAGATCAACGATGATTTAGCAGCCCTCCTGGTCTTTGTTCTTCTTGAATTACACTTCTGAGCGCTTGTTTCAGCATTCTAGCTGTCTCGTTAGCTGCTTCTTTATTGTCTTGCCCTTCACCGAAAGAGATATTTTGCGTAATATTATTTATGATTGTTCTGCCTGCTGAGCCTCGTGATAGTTTGTTTGATGGGATAACCTCTCCGTTTTTGTTCGGTATCATGTATTGCTTTCCGTGCGCAACAAATAATTCAGGTTCTCCACTTTCATTTACTCTATAAGCTTTCCCAACATCAACGCCACCGCCTCGAAGTCTTCCCCCTCCGTATGTGATGCCTTTCAAAGTTGATAAAACTTGTCCACCCGCACTTGCTACTGCTGCCATGTTTGCCATTTTTGCTGCTGTGGTCGTCGCTGTCTGATCGTTCATCGCTTTCATAATTGCAGAGTTTAAATTAAGCATCGCATCTGCTATTGCAAAGCCTTTGCTGATTGCAAAAAGCGCTTTATATGCTGAGCTTGATTCACCAGCAAAAGCTCCTAGCATATCAGCCATTCCACCGAATAAGTCAGATGATGATTTTAGTATTGCTCTTGTAGACTGTAGCTTAGCTTCTGCTGCTTCATCTTCAAGTTTTTTTCGTTTATCAACAGCATCTTGAGTTATCGCAGTTAAAGCATCTTGATAAGTTTGCTCATTTGCAAGCCCCGTTTCTCGCCATTTTCTTAATTTATCTAACTTCTCTTGCTCGTCAATGTCGATTTGCTCAAGAGGTGATTTTTTATTGTAGATTTCTTGTTTTGCAAAATCTTCACCCGCTTGCGAATTTTGCAAGTTTTCTTGCTCTTGTATTAATCGCCTTAATTCATCAGTCTGAGCTTTCGTTGCTTTTGTGCCAATTTGCTGGCTAATTGCTAATGCTTTCGCTTCAACTGTTAAATGTTTAGCTTCTAACTTAGCGACTTCTAGCTGATTTTTAAGATTTTTTATTTCTTCCGCATAAGTTCTTGTTGTGCCTCGTCCGCTTTTTTTACTAGCGTTTAGTTTTTCGTTTTCGTCAAATAAATCTGAGTATGCTTTAAAAAGTGGCTCTAATACTTTTCTGACATCTTCTGATACTCGAGTCCATTTAATTGTTCTATCGATTAAACCTTTCAGTGTAGCCTTATAATCTTCACCAACATTACCAAGTTCGTTTAATACATTCTCATAGATGTAAGCTTCTTTTTTAGCTCCCTTTGTCTTCATTTGAACTATTTCAAGCTGAGTTGATAGAGATTTAACTTTATCGTCAACTTTGTTTTTTCCGAGTTTTTCTAAAGCTTTAGCGAAGCTGTCAACGCCAGTAGTCGCTTGCTCTGCTCCTGCGCTTGTGTCTATTAACAGCGTGTTGATGTGGCTAATTAAGCCGTGGATATTTGAAATACTTTGCTTTGTATTATCTATTTCAGCTCTAAGAGCCTGCGTTCGAAACTCAAGACTTCTAATTATTTTTTTTGTTAGATCACCTTTATCTTTAATTGCATTTGTTTCATTTAATTGAGTCTCTAAATCTTTCAGTTTGCTTTCTTGCTCTGACAGCTCACTAGTTGCAATCTTTAGTGACTGCATATAGTCTTGTTGTTGTTTAATTAGCTGTGCGTACGTTAAAGACTTTAAAGACTCTCTTAAATCATCAACTTTATCTTTAAAATTAATCGCTGCTTCTCTCGCTTCATTTGCTTTACTCGCCCAAGTCATTAATGCACCAGCAGCCATGATCGCAATTCCTGTTGGTCCCCCAAGTAAACTTAACCCTCCTTTTAGTAGATTAACAGCTGTATTAGCTCTAGCTGTAGCTGCTGATAATGCATTTTTAGTCGCAGTCTCGGCTTTATCTAATGCAATCATTTTTGCTTGTATAGCCGACATTCTATTTGCTTGAATAATGCGATCTTCAACTGATTTTGCAGCTCGATAATTCGCTTCAGCAAATTGCAGTGAAATAGATAAACTCTGACGTTCTATATCAATTCGTTTTAATTCTGCTCTAGCTAACTCTACTTCTTCTTTAGTCTCGTTTCTAGAAGCTATCGCTGATGCAATTTTTGCTCTTGTGGCTGCGGTTAACGATGTTAAATATCGTCCGGCAAGAATTGCCGACAAGAAACCAGCACAACCGATAAGCACATTCATATTTTCAGCAAGCATTTTTATGCCACTAACTAAATGTTGAGTTGCTCCTGTTGTGTTATCTAGTGAACCTAATGCCTCTTTTAAGCGATTAGTGAAATGATTAGAGGCATCACCAAGATTATTACGCATATTATCAGCAAGTGCCGCGGTTTCATCTTGTGTCGCTATCATCGCATCAGTAAAGTCTGACATAGATAACTTGCCATCAGAAGCCATTTGTCTAACTTCTGCTTCTGTTTTCTTTAATCGTTTACCTAAAGTTTTAAGCACGCTCGGCATAGCTGCGAATACTGACATCGCATCAATACCAGCTAACTTACCTTTCATTTGCGCTTTGGTTAGCGCATTGATAGCAGATTCTGCGCTTATTGCGTTAGTTTTATTGATTGTAAATAAGTTAGATAGCGTATCAATATAAGATAGCGTACCCTGCGTACTATAACCTAGTTCGCTCATTGAATTTGAAAGGCGTACATATAACTCGGTGGATTCTTCTATGGTGCGACCGTTTCGGTTTGATGTTGTCATAAGCTGTTCTTGAACATCTTTTAACGCCATTCCAGCTAATCCAGTATTTTTTAGTCTATCTTCTAAATCTTGCCAAGCATTAGCATAAGCAAAAACTTGATTAGTAACTAAAGCAGCAACAACACCTTTTGCTACTTGGGTTAATTTACCCATTGAACCATTTAACGAATTTACCGACCTATCTGTTTCGTTAAACCCCTCTTGTGCTCGTTGGTTGAAACTAGATACTTGTTTATCCGCTGTTAATAAAGCGCCAGTTTTGGCTTCAATTGTGTAATATATACTTCCCGCTTCAAATGACATAAAAACCTCGTATTAAGCAGTGTTTTTTAAACCAATAACAGAATCTGCGTAATTCATCGCTAAATCGTAATCGTCTTGTGAAATGATATCTTTATCGTTAGTAGGAAATTTCGCTTCCATAGCCTCTTGAAATGCGGTCATTGACATGTTCCATGCATCAACTTCACTCATCCCAAGATGAGCAACAGCCATGTAAACAAATTTTTTAGCATGAAATTCATCGCTATAGCTTGCATCTTCGCTAGTTTTTTTAGGCGAAATATCACCGATTAAGCCGTGTTTTAACAAATGCTGAGATAGAATCAATTTATCTTCAACAGGTATTGCCGCCTCAACATTAACCAGCTTGTCTTCGCCTTTGAGATAACCAGTAATAACAGAACAATCCGTTGTACAACAAGCCTCAAGTATTTTGTCAGCGCATTCTATGACAGATGTGAAATTGTCATTATTTATTTCGCCAAAAATTATAGAAAAAATCTCAACTATTTCATCTGGTTTACCTAGCTTTGTCATATTAAGAAAAGATGGAATAAACAAATAATCAATTTCATTATGCTGGATTATAAATTCCCCAATGTCCTTTATTACTGGTTTCATTCTACATCCTCTTTGGTGAAATGCCTGTTCTAGTTACGTTATTTGCGCTAGTTCCCTCAATAGACCATGTGCATACATCGTCATACGGGTATTCCTCGTTTAATGAGGATAACAAATAACAACCCTCAATTACTCTATTAATAATAGGATTGACAATTTTAATCCAAGCGTATGGCTGCCCGTCGGTGTCCTGTGATGGGCTTTCGATATGATCTAGCAAAACGCTTTGGTTTTGGATATCATCACCTCGAGAAATACCATCAAATGATACCGTTTTTTCTTTGGTTGTTACCATTGATTCGGTTGTACCATCCTCTGATGTATCGGCTGTAACATCAATGGTGTTCCAGTTGACGCCACGTGATTTACCTCGAATCATGCCAAGTCGTTTATAATCCGTATCGTTTGGTTTTTTGTCTGGGTTACCAATTGCATAATAAACAGCGACCTTTCTACCTGTTCCTGCATTACTTTTAGCCATAATGTACCTCTTATCTTGATATAATCATTTGAGCGGTAAATTCAAAAATAAACCGCCCTTCTTCTGTGTTTGATTGAGTTATTCCGCTGATTGGAGACATGGAAATAATCTCGTTTGTTTCAAAGTCATCTAGCATAAACTGCCTGATTTCATCCGCTCTATCATTAACCTCTACAATATTCGAATCATTAATCGCTGAAATAATTACAATCCTAAAATAATCTCGTGTTACTGCCTCACTAGCATTACCGCCACCAGCAGGGACAATCACAATATATCTATTGGATTTTGTGTTTTTTACTTCAACCCATTTCCGAAATTGTAAGATGTAATCATCAAGTAAATTATGTGAATTTAGCCAGTCTTTGATTGAGTTATATGTATCAGAAATCATATTTTGTAACCATCTTTAATAACTTGCTCAATAGCCTGCTTTCCGTCCCTTTCAAAACCCTTTTCAACAAAGTGAGGCTCTGCGTTGGGAGACCAATAATCCCCCTGAGATTTCTTACCGGTACGCTTACCTTTTGCTGTACCTTTGGCATTGTTAACAAATGCTGCGTAATTAGCAGTATAACCAACTCGACCAGTCCAGCCTTTTGGTATTGGTTTTAGCTCTCTATACTGCGAATTAATTAGCGTTGAAGTGTCTCTAGGTGTGATTGGAGCTACAAAAGACATACCAACAATCATAACTTGCTGGATAATCCTTTGAGTTCTGATGTTGGCAATTTCATTAGTTATCCTGTGAATATTTCTGTTCACCTTTGAAACGCCTTTAACTGCCATTATGTAACTACCTCGTAATCAGGGATTTCACCAAAAGCGCTCATATCATATTCAAGCACAAACTCCACTTTTTCAGCGTTTGAAGCTTCTAACGATAATGAAGTTTTATCGCCTTTTACTATGAAGTCACCCTGTTTAATTCGATTGTCTTCGGTGTAAAAAGTTGTTTTTCTTACCCTTTCAACACCTAGAGAATCAATGTAAGCACCCAGTGCGTTTGGTGCTTCATCTTTCCATGTGCATTTCACCAAATAAGGTTGACCGTAAGTATCAACATTGTTTTCTCCGTCGTATCCCATGTGAGGATATACGGTTGCAACGTTTGTATAGCTCCAATTCGCCGTATTACTCACCTCTACCTCCTACAACTAAAAAAAATGGTTTCTTTGAGCAAGAAATACCTAGGCAATCAGTACAGCCGTGAACATCAAGATTTTTTAGTAGTGAGTACATAGATTTAAAACCCACGTCATCATATTTAAATGACCTTGACGCGCCGCTTGGCGCTGATTGTGAGGTAATTTTCCTTGTTCCTTGCATTTGAGCCAGTAAACAAGCTGAGTAAATCAGTATCAAAAGTTGGTCGGCTTTTGAATAATTATGAGCAACCAAGCAATCACTGATTGAATTCACCTTGTTAAGGATTGCGTTAATAACAATGCTCGGTACAGAATAACCAAGCTCTGATAACATTTGATTAACGTCTTCTGAGGTTACCTGTACTGACATGATTATTTACCCTTTTTCTTTTTGTCTGCTTCAACTTCAACAGATTGCTGCTCTAACACAATTACACGCTCAATAAAAGCAGTAGGAATGTCTATAGCATGGAATTCATACCCAACAGGCAGTTCAGCTACCACGCCATCAATGCGACCAAAACAGCCGCATTTAGTCACCCGTAATTTCATCAATTACCCCCTAGCGTTAAAGACTTTGCTTTTGCCGTTAAAGTCGCGTTTGATTTGTAAACCAAATGCCGACCAAACCAGTGTTTGATAGTTATCATGTGGATTGATTCGTTGCTTCATGAATGAGCCGATTGGTGCTGCAATACGTGTTTTGATATATTGAGCATTACGAACGTAACCAATGAAGTGGTTGCCTTTTAACTCAAATGTTTTGGTGAATGAACCAATGTGCGCTGAGTAACGTAAAATATAGTCTTTTACTGTTCCCTCTTTGAATCCATTTGAATTAGAGTATGGCAGATTTAAGCGACGCTCAATTTCAGGCGAAATAAAGATTTTTAACTGTTCTGACACTAAATTAGCATCAAGAATGACAACAAAGTCTTTTGTGAAGAAATTAATAATATCGTCGTTACTTGTGGCTGTTGATGTTAAGTCAATATTTAAACCAGACGCACTTAAATCCACTTGATTGGTGTGCGGATGATTAGTGATGCCTTTGCTTTCAAAGTTTTGTACTTTGATTTTTTCATCACCGGTTAAAATGTATTGCGCCATATCTTGGCGTAATGCTGCCACTGCCGCTTCTTGGTCATCTGACATTGCGTCGATGTTTTCAGTTTGCAAACCTAACCATTCACGCCATTCACGGGCATAACCTGTTTTAAAGATTGGTACAGGGTCACCGTAATGGTCATAAACAACCTTATCTAGCGTTTCTGGCTCTTGCCCTGACATTGAACGATTAACATATCCTGCATCGCTTGAAACACGGTATAGCGCAGCTGTTTTACCAATGGAGATAGGCGTACCTAACGATAACAAATCATCAAGTAATGGTGCGCCCTCGTCATCACGGATAACGCGGGTAGTTACATTATCCACTTCACGCCAGTAATCTTGGGTTAAGATTGCGGCTTGATTAACTTCAATAGCATTGCCGTGTGTTGCGCTCATTTGGTTTTGAGCATTGTTAAAGATTTGACGGCTTGCTTTTAACTGATTCCAAGCCTGTGCCACTTGGGCAGAGTTGGTAATTAAATTTTTATTAAAAATAATCTTTTCGTTCTTCATTATTGCTCCTTAAGCTTTACGAACTCGAACTTGTTCAGCGGTTGTGCCAACGGTATAGGTTTCAAATGCATAAAACAGCACCGCATCAGTACCGCTTGCTTTTTTTAGTGTACCGTCACCATTAGATGTTAATTTGTCGCCAACTGTTAACGCTTCACCTGCTTTTACTAAAACATGGTAAGTAACATCATCTTCACAAATAATGGCGATACCTGATGTGTCATTCGGTACATTGTCACGGATATCATGACCACCTAGATAATCATTTGTGATGACTAAGGCTTGGGTTTGCTCACCTGCCGCTGAATGTTTCATTAACTTGTTGTTAACCACGGCAACCAAAGAACACGGCGCAATCGTTTCACCTGTTTTTAAGTCAATTGTTTGTGGGTCGTTTTTACGTGCAGGACCACCAATCACGGTTTTAAATCGAATCATTACTCTGGAGCCTCCATGTTTAATAGTGAATTATCTGAATTATTAGCAAAACCACCGCTAATAGGCGCTGTTTTAACGCATTGAGCATATAACGCATCTAATGGCTCACCAGATAGCGCATTGACTGCGGTTTGTGTCATGTTGAACTTGGCTTTTACCGCTTCCCGTTTAACGGATAGCTCTTTTTCGGTATTTGCATTTACCGCTAATTCAAGACTTGCAACCTTGTTCATTAATGTTTTAGCCCATGCTGGCGCATCTTCGGCATTAGTTGCGTTTTTCTTCTCCTGTTCGGCTTTTTTCTTGGCTGCTTCCTCATCCGAAGCCCCCTTTTTCTCTAAAGCCTCTTTTACGGTTTGCTCGTTGTACGCCGTTAGCAGTTGTTCTTCTGATAGTCCGTCGGTTTTTACGCCTGCGGTATTCAGTGCCAATAAGATTTTTTTCTTCATCGGATCTTGTTCCTCTTTTTTATTGAATTGAAATTTATTAAAAGCATCCCTGATTGTTTGCCCAATAAAATGACCTAAAGATTCTTCTGTGCAATCATCAAGACTAGCGTTTTCAAGCGGTGATTTTTCACCGTTGGAGTTAACAAAAATACCCACTCCGTCATCTGGCGTGGCAGCACCTTGTTTGTCAGGTAATATTGCGACATGATCGAACTTCATGTTTCGTGCTATTGACTTGTACCGTTTACCTTTTGATGTGCCTGATTGATTATCTGGCGTGTAAGTAAGCCCTGTTGATACATGAATTGGCGTAGTGTTTTTTCCGCTCATCATATCGTCAAGACGATTTACTAATAACCGACCTTTTTCGGTGCTTTCAGCAAATTTTCTATCGATATAAGCATCCATAAGTACCCTATCGTTAGATTTGCGGACATTTCTTCCCCATGCGCCAATATAAAAATTGTTGATAGCCTGAGGATTTAACGCTGAAACATTCTCGTTATTTATTCGTGGGTGGTCTAATGGCATTAAATTATCATTCAATGTCATGTACGATTTGTTAATTTCATCTGCCGGATAGAAAATTCCATTCATGACAATATCATCAACAATTGGCACAACGTCTTTAATAACGATGTGCTCTTTACCGTCGATGATTTGTGTTGATATTTTGGATTTACTATTAACGACAGATAAAACATTTACACTTTTAAGTGTCATGCTTTACCTCGTGTGGATTTAGATGTAAAAAAACCGCCGAAGCGGTTTGGGTGATTCGGTTATGAATGCCTGATAACGAAAAGCGCTTCCGCTAAACAGCCTAGTTGATATCTTCCGTAACTAGTACTTGCTTGCTCAATTAAACGCTTTAATTGTTCTTCTGCGTCATCTGGAAGCGGTTCAGCATTAATAAGTTCACCAGCAATAGCTACTAATTCTTCATCGTCTTTCACTTTAACCTCTTATCTAATGACTCAAAAAACTTAAATAATTCTGGATATAAACGTTTTTTTGCTTCAACTGGATTTTCAATATACAACGAAAACGACTCAGCAACAAACTCCATTTTATTATATTGAGCGTACTTACTAATTGCATGAGCCCAACCGCGATCCCACGCTTTCCAGATGATGTCGTCAATTTCTTCTCGATAATGATAATGCAATGCATGTCCCATCTCGTGAGCATAAATACCTCTTGGCGTGGATACCGCACTCCACGGCATATAATCCATTTCATGAATTATTTTAGCTAATTGCTCATTCTTACCTTTGATGGCTATCAGCATAGAACTTCGCTTATACCCTTTCGTTTTGCTGTGTAAATCAGATTCTAGCAATGCTTTTTTATCAACACTATCTGATGTAATAAGAAGCGCTTTAGCTTCGTGTGAGTATGCGGCTAGCATTTCTTTAGGAGGCTCTCTATATTTATAAACATCCCCTGTTATCGAGCCTGTGTATCTAAATTGAGGTAAATCAAATCGTTTCTGTATTTCTGATACCAACTGTAAACATGGAGCTAATTCTGTAGCATCAATATCACTTGGCAAGTTTGAAGTTTCAGTAATATTTTTTCTTGCCCATTCATTAGCGTCTTCAACAGAATTTAAACTTTGTTGTTTCGGTCTGTTTTGCTCACGCCAGTCATCAGATTCTTTCAACAACCTATCAATACTAGCTTGATTATAGGGTTCACCTTTTTCATTAAGTAGTACCGTTATTTGAGCGCAATAACAATTAAATCGGTTACCATTCTCCTCATACCAATCAGCCACTTGTTCAACAGTATAAATTTTACCGTGTCTATCAACATGCGTGGCTCTTGAAGTAGGTTTTAAAGCAGACATATGCAATAAGCCTGTTTTTAACCCTAACTCCTCTTGTGTACGTTTAGTTTCATCCCATGTAGCTTGACGAAGTGCGCCTACTTGTTCAGTTTGCGCCAAGGCTTTAGCTCTGCTATATGAAACATCAATACGCTTACTGATAATATCGGCTGTTTCTCGTGGGTTAATCCCTCGGGCTACAGCGCTACTTAAAACCGTACCTAAATCACTTTTTAGATTATCCGCAAGCCCTTTCCAGTCGTTGAATGTTGCTGTATATGCAAGCCCGATTCGGCGAATATACGCATCACTAAATAACAAAGATTCCAGTGATGTGGCTTGTGAATATAGTGGTGATTGAGCGGATAAATTATGAAACGTCCGATTAGTACCCATTTGATACATATCAGCAACAAACTTACCCGCCCAAAACTTCTCAATACCGCCATTAATTAAGCTTTCATCAACAATTTCTTGAATGCGAGTTAGCACCCTAGCAAGTTGATTGCCGTCAACAGTGTAATTAACACTGGCGTTAACGACATAAAGCGTGTTATCAACAAATATCGCTGTTTTAGTCGGCTCTTTAGCATAATAACCTAAACTTAATTCGATATACTCAATAATTGATTGCTTGATTGTTTTGTAGCGTTTTTGTATTTCGCTACGCATTTGGAGGATTTGTTTATTTGTCAGTGTAGGGTTGTTCTTACTTCTCGGTAGTATCGGATTCTTTGGAATCGGCTTTATTATCTTCGGTCTTTTCAATATCGATATCCTCTAAATCAGGATCGGGTTCATAACCGCCAGCTTCTCGTATTTCGTTCGGTGTAAACACAGGAATACCCATAGATTGTTGCGCCTTGACGTTCACATCTGACATTTTGAGCATTAATTCGATTTTTTCGGCTTGGCTCGGTGCTAATAAGTCGGACCATTTAAGAGTAAGTGTACCGTTCACTAATGGCTGGATTACTTTCAGCTTAATAAGCTGATTGACAAGTTTTTTTATTAATACACTTAAAAAACCATTACGGCGTGACATTCCACGTTTTGCATAATCAGCTTTATCTTCATCTGATGCTAACCTCCCTGTTTGTTGGCCAAAAATGATTGTAAATGGCATTCTCACCGACGCAGCAAAACTATTCGCTGAAACTGTCCAACCCGAACTCGGGTCAGCCGGTGAAACCGATAATATGTTAGCTGTAGCACCCGATGTGATTAACGCGCTATCCGTTCCTGAATTTAACAATGCGATTTGTTTATTCAATGCATCAGCCGGTTGTTCAAATCCTCGTCTGCGCAACTCTCGCTCTAGCTCGTCCATATCGGTATCTGCATCATAATTAACATGGACTTGGCGACTGGCATTTTTCAGGAAACCTTCCGCGCTACCGCCAGAGTATTTCATCATGTCGATTAAATCGTTATAACCAACCTCTAGCTGTGATTCACCGTCATCTATTGAATTAATAACGGATGTTTCGTTTAGAATGATTATGCGGTCGGGATGTATCCTGCGCGATAAATTAGGTTTACCAGAGTTATTGCCGATAGATGTTTCATTGAATTGATACATCGTAACCTGCCCGTAGTTTTCGTCAGATTCGTCATTATTCCACTCGCACGCAGTGAGTTGCTCCTCCCATGCTGGGATAATTTTAACGATAGCATCAATTGGATTTAATCTATTCATTACATTAACATCAACTGGCTCATCCCATTTTTTACCATCGCGCAGTTGAATAATTAACCCAGCGTAACGTCCTACTATTCCGCGTTTGTCCGCCTCAATAATTGACGCCCACAATTTGTCATTAAATAAATCGGTTACGATTTTTTCCCACGCGGTTAGTTTTGTATCTTGCTCTCGAATATCGCCATCAATAAATTTTGGATAATCAATCCAACAAATATCGCTCAGTCTCTCTACAAAACCACGCGCAGCACTGTTCCTTTTGTAGAGTTTATAATAATCACTAAAAGTGAGGTTTTCGGGATAGCCAAATTCGCGATCGATGTATGCTCGTTTGCTGTTATTCATCAGTCCGTGTGACGCATACGCTAACCGTTGCCGTTGCACATCTCGGTTACTGTTAATCGCCATTTGCGCACTATTTAACAGTTGCTCATCCGTTAATTTTGTATAATTCATTATTACCTCATAAATAGCCCTGCTGAGCGTTTATGTTTAATATAACCATCTAGGCTATATCTGACCGCATCCCAACAATGATTGTTTTTATCCTCAATAATTGGTAGCACTTCACCAGTCATTTTGTCAGTTTTATAGCTATATAACCGAGCTTCGGTTGCGGTATGTTTACAGCGAGGATGGATAATAATTTTTTTAAACCCTCGCAGATATGCGATACCGTCCTCAACACTGCCCTGCCATTTTTTTGCTGCTGAGATATTAAAACCCTTGCGCTTGATGTGACTGATTGTTTCAGGTCTTGAGCAATCACCTTTAATCGGCCATTTTCTTGACTCTGGCACTGAATCATAAAAAGCTGGTATTTCGTCAAGCTCGATATTAACGCCGTACGCTTCATATTCGATGTACAGACAATCATTAAGAATAAATGAGCGGATTAATGTGTTTGGATCATTTGCAAAGCCGAAGTCAGCGCCAAATAGTAAACGGTCTGCTTGTTTGTGCAGGTTGTCATCAAATTCTTCAACAACATATCGACCACTTAAAACTTGTTTATCTGAATTTTCTAGATAAGCACCTTCCCAAATCCACGCATAGGACGCATAATCCAATCGGGCCAAGTCGTTTAATCTCTCTTGCTCTAACACATCAGGAAAAAATGGATTATCGTTATAATTCATCTCAACAATAATCGCATTCTCTGGCGGTTTTTGTCTGAATCTTACATCAGTCGGACTTCCCTCGGTTTCAGGGTTCCACGTTACCCATATTTCGGAATTAGTCTCACGAACTGTTGGGGTGAGCTTTCGCCATGCAATTTCCGAAACATTTTCCGCTTCATCAACCCAACATAGCAATATACGCGCCTTTGATTTGATGCTGTCTAAATTATGACGTAAGCCACAAAACACATAGCTAACTAATCCGTTCTTGGTTCTGATATAGTTTTGACCGATGTCGTAGTAATCAGCTAACCAATCAACCGAGCGAATAGCCTGCTTTACTTCTTCCATAGAAGAATCAGCTAACGAGTTCATAAACTCACGGGCGCACAGTATTACACCGCTTACACCGGCTTCTGCAAATTGATAGCCTTTAATCGCTGTCATTAATGCAAATGAACGAGTTTTAGCGCTACCTCGACCGCCGTACGCACCACGATATCTGACATTTTCGGCTACAAACACAGATATCAATTTTTTAGGTAACTGTATTTGTGCTGTTGTCATGACGTTTACTCTGCGGGTGTGACTAGCTCTATTCGTGTTGGTTTTGGTGACATCGAGCCGTCGGATGATTGGTGGTCTATTTCTTGTTTTTCGCTATAGCCGTGATTAGATAGCATTAGCTTAGTGATTGTTGGATTGAATGAGCTAGTTAGCCCACCATTTATTAGCTTATTCTCTTGTAACGTTTTAATTGCTTCTAGCGTGTCGGAAAACTCTTTGTTTTGTTTTGCATACTCATACATTGATGACTTGTGCTTACCAAGATAACAAGCTAATCCAGCAACACTAGGCACTACATCCCCAAATGTTTCGTAGTCCCCAAGCAAGTATTGTTTAGCCTTAACTAAGCATTCGGCTAGTTCACTTGGGCGACCTACTTTTTTCTTTTCGCCCTTTTTCATAATCTTTCCTTAAATTAGATTTTGTTTAAATTAAATGTGATCTGGCTCACATAAATGAGTTAAACCCGTAAATTTCTATTGATATCTTTATTATTACCCTAATCTATCTTAATAAGATTTTTCTAATTTTACTAAGAGGTTAATACAATGTCTGAAAATCAAATAAATAGAACAACTGCCATTCTTAATATAGTCTTAAAAGCATATTCTGACACAAAAGCGTTAGAGTATTTAGATAAAATAGCAAATATCGTTTGTCATGCAGTTTTATTAAAAAAAAATACAGGTACAATACAAAAGCATTTAACTTTAAAAGAAATATATAAAGAAACAGATAAAGAATTATTACCCATGTCATGGGTCACCAACCCAGATGGACTTCATAGTGAAACGACTCAACAATGGGTGGGAGATCCGTTGTATCTTTGTCCATCAGTGAAACTTAATGATTTAGCGTTCTTGCTTACTGATGTATCTAACCCTAGCATTGAGGATAGATATAGATATAGATATATATTATCCATTGACACGTATAACAAACTAAAAAAGTTAATAGAATGTTTTCGACAAAATAAAAGACCTTCCAAAAAAATTTGGGCATGGCTTATTGGAGATGAAGCTGAAACCGCTAGTGAATAGTATGGAATCAAACCAAACAATCACATTAATTTGATTAAATATGCAGTTATTTTTTATAACCGCCCGGGGGTTTTTATAGTTTATGCATTAAAAGTGAATAGTTATTTATACAGGTAGTTAATTGAAAAACTATTAATGAGGAGTATCTAAGTTGATAGTTTTAAGGGGATATGGCTTCTAAGTTTGCCGACCGCGAACCAACTCCCCTTGAGTAAAGAAATTAAACATGATACGGATAAAAATGTAACAAACTGCTTAATAACTTTATTTGATCATGTTACTCTAAGTGCACATTTATTATAAATTATTTATCTGAGTTAGTACAGCACTAATTACTAATTTCCCTTATCGCTCTTTTATCCGCATTACATTTTTCAATAACATTTAATAAATGTTCGTTATATTTCAAACTATCGCCGAACGTCATTTTTTTGGACGGTAAATTCGGCAGACAATCACTGAGCAAATTTGCCGGTATCGGTCGATTGACGTAAACTTTTCGCTCTTTTGTACAAGCTGTTAGAAACAGACACAGGCACAAACTGATTAGCGCAGTCATTATTTTTGAGTTGCTCATTGATTTGCTCCTGCCGTTCAATAGACTGATTTTCTAGCTCACGTTTGTTATTTTCGTTATCTGCTATAATTTGGTTGTTTCTAGTGATGTCCTGGTTCAACTGTTCGATTTTTCCGAACAGTTCAGCATTATCTTTTTTGAGCTGTTTCTTCTCTTGATAATTGTTGTAACCGAAATAGACAGCAAAGACAAAAACAGCAATGATTAATACTATGCTTAATGCCTTTTCTTTACTCATACTAGCCCGCTCTTATAAATCGTTTTACCTGCATTTTTTACGGCAGTTAACACTATTTGACGATTATTAGTTGGACTAAACCCTATGTGCACCCATTGATTATGCTCTTGAATTAATTTATCGAACTGTACATTAGCATCAATTAATCGTTGACAAATATCTTTAGGTGAACCAAATGACGATTTAAAATCCACTGCAAGCCCTTGCGTATGCGCGCTTGTTGCCACACCGCCGACACGAGCATTTAATGCAGGACAGCGGTAACCAGACGTGATAATAATCGGTTTACCCAACGCTTTTCTCACTAGTTCCAATTTAACAGCGGTTAGTTGCACATTAGACATTAAATTACCTGGTACACGATTATCTATTTTTAATCTGTTAGCTGTTGTTGAGCGTGTAAATTCTTCTAGTGTGAAATGTTCAGTTAGCTTGGTCATCGTTGTTATCAACCCTTTTTCTTAACATTGAATTTGATATTTGACGTAATTTATCAACCCCTAAAAAACCAATTGCGCCACCAATAAACGGATTCATACTAACTGGTAAGCCAAAATAATCTAGCCCACTGCTAGCAGCTAATGACAACGCACCGCACAATAACGCTTCTACCCATTTACGACGTCCGCCCACACCATCATACGTTAAACGACCGTAGGCTATGATGATGGATAAAACGACGCCATAAATTAATGGCGCATTCGATTGCAACCATTCCATGATTGATGATTTATACATGTTATTATTCTTCATATGAGTTAATGATGTGACAGCGTACTAGCTAAATGTTAGTTATGTGCGTGTCTAGCTTTGCTGTCGATTCTGTAGATGTTGACGACATTAATGTCGCTGACATGCATGAAATTTGGACATAAAAAAACCGCAGTTAAGCGGTATGTTTTTATTATTTACAATTAATTGTCAATTAATAATTTATTTAACTCTTTTGTTATTAATTTTTTATATAAAGGGATCATAACAGGAGAATCATTTACTGCCTGCAGAACATCCCTGATACAATTTATTGACAAATTACCCCTATAAAACTGATCAAAATTTTTAGCAAACTCACTATTAAAAAATGATATGTCATACGCATTATGAGCATCTATACAATTTAAATATGAATCCCAATTTAAAAATGGGTGACTTTTTTGATCTAATTCAACTTGGCATTTATTTAATGCTTCTTTCGAACGTATGAAATCAGGGATATCTGAATTTATCAATAAGACTAAAAGAGGTTCACAACAGCAAATAACATGATATTTGTTTTTAGGTGGTGTAGTGAAATGACAATGAGTGAAAACAACAGCTCCCACTTTAAATTGTTTTTTCCTAAACTCTTTAGGGAAATTGCCACCTAATAAAGCCATTCTTAACCAGCCAAATACTTTCTTAACGTGTCAGAATGAATTGAATGATTAATTATCTCATCAATTGAAATCTCATTATTTTGATCAGCAGTATAATATAAATCATCATGGCTAAAGCTTTCTAAATCATTAAAGCTCATCCCTTTGATTTTTTCTATTGCCTCATTCAAACACTCAATATCACTATCACTGAGATAGTCCATATCAGCCTCCCTTTTAGGGACTAGCTTATGCAGGCTTGATCCACTCGACAAATAAGTCAGATATTTTTTAACTTCAGGATAATTACAATTATCACCTCTGGCGCTTTTAATCATGTCATATATATTAGATAAAACGGGACCGTTTTTCATGGCAATAACGCGATCATCAATAACAAAACGACCATATTTTTCTAGATGATATCTGTTCGCAAAATAAATAATCTTACCTATATGATACATATATCCAACCTTAGAAGATACATATAGTAATACTTCTAACGCTTTAGAATAATTAAATCTATTAGTAATCATATAATTTCACCTCAGAATACGATTAATAACCAAGTTATTAATCTAGTAAAATTATATTCAACTTAAAGTAGCAATACAACAACTATTTATCTTTTGATAAATAAAACACAAAAATGCATATAAGACTTCATTAATTTTATTCAGTAATAAATCTATAAAAATTAAAATTATTTAGATAAATAGTGTTGACTTTTATTGTAAGTTAACTTACAATAATAAGCATCAAGTGAGGGACTTGATAAGGTAAACCCCCGACCTAAGACGAGGGCTTAAGGAGAAGAAAAAAGAAAATATTCATTTTAATTCTGCTACTTTTGATTAGCTCCCCAGCATTCTAAAGTAGTTCAAAGGAGAGGGAAACCTCTCCGATGACCTTAAATATAACAATTTAATTTTAAAAAATCAAGGCGGATAACATGGCATTAACAAGAGTTGAAATTCAAGCAAAAAGTGACCAAAAACGAGGTGTAAAGGTCAAAGGCTTTAAGCTACACGTTGACGATATCGCATTAATTGAACAAGCAAGTAAAAGCCTAGATATTCCACAAGCTAAGCTTATTGTTGATGCTGTGAAATTTTACCTTGATAACAAAAAAGCCTCTTAATTGAGGCTTTCTTTTAAATTCAGTAATGATCGATGTTCTTGCAATGTTAACTCGTTGAGATATCGTCTTGGGTTGCCGCACATCCAACAAGAGCAAGCTGTTGGTGTTGTCACATGCCTTTTTAGCGATTTTCTAGAATCACCAGAATAAAAATCGTGCTTTCTATTATCTAAACATCGCTTAACTTGATGTCGTCTATATGCTCGTGTTCTCATAAAATTACTCACATATGGATAGCAAAAAGCCCAACTATTTTAGTGGGCTTAAATTCTATGCGTTCAAAACCGCATCATATATATATTATCTATCCGTATATCCGTACAGTCAAGTATTTATTGAATATTACAAGCCTTTCTTGTTGCTGTGATTTGTAGATCCATACCTAACGCATGAATAATTTTAAGCATAGTGTCAAATCTAGGTTTTTTCGCTGATAACGTTTTATATAGACTTTCTCTTCCGATACCTGCTTCTTCTGCTATTTTTGTCATACCTATTGAACGAGCTACATCATTAAGTGCTGCAATAAATTCTTCTGATGAAATATCCTCATGCAAAAATTCTGAAAGATACATTGCTCTTTCTTCATCAGTATTAAGGAATTTTGCCGCATCAAATTGCGTCACTTTAACCATTTTTAATCTCCTTCCAAAGTTTTACCGCTTTGTTTATATCTTTCTTTTGTGTTGACTTATCACCACCACATAATAAGAGATAAGTAATATTTCCATCTTTTGCGTAATATACTCGATAGCCTGCACCAACAGTAATTCGCATTTCGTAAATTTCATCCCTTAAAAATTTATGATCACCAAAATTACCAAAAGCAGCTCTTCGAATTCTTGCTGTTATTACTGTTTTTCCTTTAGAATCTTTCAAGCGTTCTAACCAGTTTTCGAAAATTTCTGTTTGGTTAATTATATTCATACATACACCAATCTTGTATTTATTAAATATTGTATACTTTTGGATACAATAATCAATATTTATTTTATTAAAAAGGGCGTAAAGCCCTTTGTATTGTGTTATTTGATATCTGCAATTAATTTTTTATTAAAATCTTTTAGGTATATTTTATGCATCTTATCTATGTTTAACAAAAATTGGGCATGTTCATGTTTTACATTGAACATGATAATATCTTGATCGTTGTGGTTCCTGAAAATCTTTTTAATAATTTCGCTTTCAGTATCTCGCCTCAACGTTAAATACATCTGGGTTACTTTTAACATTTTTTCAATTTCTGCGCTTATTAAGTAAAGTCTATCTTTTCTTATATGTTGAATACTATCAGCACCAGTTGCGTCACGTACCATTTTCCAAACTCCTTGCGTGAATGCTTCAGTGTAGAAAAAGGCATTTGAAATATTATTAATGATATATTTTAAATCTTGCAATTGCTGTGATGTAATGTAATTTGACTTATCAACAACTGAGTATGCACCGGTTTTACGGATTTTTGGAAGTACATCATTAAATACCCAATCTTGAAATTGTTTAGCTTCTGGCTTATTACTTCTAAATATCACTCGGTATAAGTTTGGCTCATTAATAAATACAACGTATTGATTACCGCCATTTGTAGGGAGGTAGATTTTTTCTACCCCCTTATTATCAATCTGTTTTGCTAATAAATCTTTATGGTTTTTGATGTCTAAAACACTACAAACATCTTTTAAGCAAAAGAAAGGTTCGTTATTAATTAATTGAATGCGAACTTCATAAGAAGATTGAAATTGAAAAACTGAAATTTGATTAGTCATAATATTGACCTCGGATGATTGGTTATTTTATAAATCACCACCAACACGCCAATATTGGAGGTGAACTAAGCAAGGTTGGCGTACTGGTTAATCATCCGAATCCAGCGAGCGGTTAAGCTCCCTCACCTAGCCCACCATAGACTAGATATAGAAAAACTGCTTACGCAGTTTGTGCGGATGATATTTGCCTCAGGACGCCAATCCCGACGTTAGATTTTGCTAACGTTTTTTCAATATACATCTTAATTATGTTCATTGTCAACTATGCCACCTTTGGGAATAATTCAATAATATGACCACGAATGAAACATTCAGCAGCAAACAAAATTTTTGTTATATCATCCGTTCTTTTACCCAATATTCTCGCTTGCTTACTACATGAAATTTCACGGAGATAAAAGGATGTTAATACTGCCCAATGCTCAATATTATCTGCTTTTAATCTTAAAACAGCATTATCAATAATCTGTGCCTCTTCTTCTGTTAAATACTGACGATAATCAAAATCCATTGGTGCACCATTAATACCCGCCGATTTTGAGGGGTATTCTGTCCCCATGCGCTTTAAAATGCGTGTATTTTTCCACGCTATTAAAATATCCTTAGTTTCTCTCATTTATCCCTCCCAATGCACTGATAGTTAATTCTATCTTTCCACCCTTAAAAACTTCTTTTCTTTCGCTATGTAATACGTCTATTTGCTCATCATCTACAATGACACCGCTATGTATTAATGCGTCAAAAATGGCTTTATTGATGTTATCTAGGTCTCGTTTTCTTCTGTCTGGCATGTACGCCTTAATATCAATCATTACTCTTTCAGCTAACTTCTTATTAGCTTTATTTTGCAAAACTATACCAATAACATCATTCCTAAATTTAATGCCCTGTGGTTTTATATATCTCCGTTTTCCTACTGTCCCCCAATAATGATTGACAGTTGGAGGGTACGGTAATGTCAGGTTAATCATAATTTAATCTTCCCCTCTTTAATTAGCATGTCCTGAGTTCTAATTACACCCTCAGCGTGCGCTAATCTAACGAATTCATTCTCAAATATTCGTGTTCTGCGGTCGATTTCATCATGACAAGCTGAGCAAGCCCATGCGCCTTGCAAATCATTCGGCTTCATACCTACGCCACACGTTCCTGCCAGTCTGTAATGAGCTAGAACTGTAGTTTCTGGATTATGATTGCAGCACGGCAATCGAACCATACACTCTCGCCCTCTTGCTTCTTTAGTTAGTCTGCTCATTGTTAACTCTATTTAAATTATGCTGATTAATGTATTCTCTGCGTTGCTCTCTAACTATTGCTATTGCTCGCTCTAATTCTTGCTCTTTATCATCGTATCGTTTTAATTGTTCTTTGTGTTCGTTGTTCATCATGCTACCTTTGATAATTGGTCTTTGTACTGTTCAGCTAGTCGAATCGCTTCCTGTGCATCTGAGCTAAATATAACGCCATTTTCAGCCCCAAACTGTTCAGCACAAGTCACCACATCAGCAAATGCTTTTTTATTCATTCTTCGCGTTGATAACCCCATAAACACCAGTCCGCCTTGAATGCCTTTTACACATTTCTGCCCGTGTAAATTAGCCGTGATTAAATGCTTCCATTCCTCTGCTGTGAGCTTTTCTCCATTCCATTCAACTTGCTTAGCAATATCATTCAAAACAGCCCACATCATGCGATTTTGTGCTAACGTGCGATTGTCTTCGTCGATTACTATGCGCAACGGATGCTCGCTATCAACTGGCAATTGATTTATTACGTTAATCGCTGTGTTGCGTGCTTGTTCATGTGTTAATCGTATTTCTTTAATCACTTCTAAACCCTCACACACTCAAAATTACGGACCAACACTTCAACTTTAGTATTGCCGAATGAGTTCTCAACTGTAGCGAGTGTTTTAATTAAACTTTTTTCTGTGAGTCTTGAATCACGACGCAACACAACCGTTCCCCACGCTTGCCAACCTTTTTTAACTTCTGCTGTTATTTTGTAAGCCATTTCTGTATTAACTCCCTCAATTTAATTTTGTCTTCTTCTGAATATTTTTTTACTCGTTCTGCTAATTGCTGTTTAATTTGTACCGTATCCGCTCCCCTGCTCTTTATCGCTCTCACATAGTCGTACGCTATTTTGTCGAGCATGTGATAACGTCCTTGGTGGCAGTGGTTAACTCTCTGCAACACAAGCTCTACCTGTTTTTAACATCTGCTTAATGCTAGCAATATGCATCATGCTTTTACTTGATGCTCCCTGCTCAGTTTTGCATTCCAACATTGCAAACGTATTTTCTGGTTTTGGTAGATAATGATTAGCTCGCTCTTGCGTTAATAGCCCAGTAAAAACAGCATGGTTTATAGCATCAGCACGCTTTGCTTTATCGCTACCTTGGGAGACAAACACCTCGATAGCTCGTCCGTACATCATCGATTCGTCAACCATTCGCTCATATGCATCAATAAATGTTCGTCTTGCTCCAATTTTGTCGCCATTTCGGTAGACAATCTCAGCTTGTGACCATGCTTTTGCTATTTCATTAGTCCAAACAACCGTATTGGTTTCATCGCTAGCAAGTATTGCAATCGACCATGCTTCATCTGGTGATAAATGATTACTTGAACCGCCCATTAGCTTGATTAAATCCGCAGGCTTAGGCATAAATTGACTTTTAAGCACCCAAGCATGCGCAGCGGCTTTTAACGATTGAATCGGATATTGCCCAAGTGTTGACCAGTAAATATTGACCTTGACTGTGCTTGCTTGCTGTCCGTAAACCTCAAGTAATCCACCAATAACCGCTAAAAATTCATCTGTAATCTTTGCCATGGTTAAGCCCTCATACTCTCTAAAACTGCCCTGTTACGCTCGGCAAGGGTCATGAATTTTTCAGGTGGTTTATTTGATTTTTTATAACCGTTAGCATTGCGTAACCAGTTGTTAAAAGCCGCATTCCAATCAATATATTTTTTGCCATTCGCCAAGCAGTAATCCCTGAATTTAACAAACTCATTATCCAAATTGATGTTTTCATTCATCGCTATATCTCGATGATGATCGTTCGGTTTAAATTCATCAGGAAACTGACAAGGTCGCTTTGGCTGTTGCGATTTATTCGCAATAATATTTGCAGTATTCTCTGTAGTAGTCTTTGTAGTATTCTCTTGATATAACGAACTTGATTTTGTAGTCGTCTCGACATCTACATTGTAGAGATCGGGGTAACTACTTTTCATTTGTCGTGATGATTGAGTTATAGAGTTGGCGAAATCGCTTAAAACTTGATTAACTTTTTCATTATCAATCTTGTAAAAAGTCTTATGCTCTAACCTCTTTTCTGTAACAATTAACACGCCTTTTTCTTTTAGTTTTTTGATAGCCGTTCTTTGTTCGTTATGAGATAAACCAGTTTCATCTTCAAGCTCATCACGTGTTTTATACACACCTAAATCAGACGTAGCCTTGTCTTGCCAATAAAATAATTGTGAGAATAAAACAGCAGGACTCACACCACCCAGTGGCTTAGCTAGCTTAGGATAATAGGCATTCGGACGCCCTATTAGTTTTAATATTTCAACTGCGTTCATTGCTTACCCTCTTTCTTGGGAAAAGTTCTGGTAAATCAGGTCTAATATCGCAAGCTGCAACTTCCCCATTGGTTGCTTTTACTATTAAATGAACATGTTCAGGACTAACATCAGACAATCCGTGCAGCCACTTCCATACTGATGTCTGAGTTTTCCCACACGCATCAGCTAATTTTTTCTGGCTTCCCGTAATTAAAATAGCTTTCTCAATTGCTTTATTTTTCATACAAACCCTCTTTTAACAACTTATGTTGTGAATATTATCTTTTGTTTTTGCTTGTGTCAACAACTTAAGATGTTTTACTTTATACAACTTTGGTTGTATTTTATTTAAATGAAAAAGGAGCTTAAAAAATGACATTAGCAGATCGACTAACCTCAATAATGAAAGAAAAGAAGATTTCTCAAGCGAAATTGGGAGAGGCTATTGGTATGTCTCAAACCACAATATGGAAATTAATGACAGGCAAAACAAAATCAAATAGAAATCTATTGAAGATCGCTGATTATTTAGGTGTTTCGGTTGAATGGTTAGCTAAAGGAGAAGGTCCTCAGCTTAAACAGCAACGAGACGGAACGCCGATGGATGAATTATCAACAAGAGACGTAGATGAGTGGGATGATAAAACCCCATTAAATGATGATGAAGTTGAAGTTCCATATTTCAAATCAATTGAACTTGCAGCAGGACATGGTTGTTCAAGCACGGAAGATCACAATGGATATAAGCTCAGATTTAGCAAATCTTTTTTTAGAAGAAAAAACGCACAAAAAGAATTTGTCATTTGTTTTCCAGCTAAAGGAAACAGTATGGAGCCCGTTATTCCAGATGGAGCAACTGTTGCGGTGAACACACTACAAAAAGATATTCGTGATGGCGATGTTTATGCAATATGCCAAGACGGATTGTGTCGGCTAAAAAGATTGTATTTATTACCAGCAGGAAAAATAAGAATTGTTTCTTACAACTCTGAAGAATTTCCTGATGAAATTGATGATTCAAAAAATATAGAAATAATCGGGCGAGTATTTCATTGTTCATTTGAAATGTAATCAATGCTATTAAGAAAACACGGCTAACCGCTTTGAGGTTATTCTAGTGAATAAAACAGATAACCATGATTAGATATATATTAAATAAAAATTCAAGGAGAAAACAATGCGTTATATTTATGAAACAGTTCAAATTCCACCAAATATTAATGTCGGAAAAAAGGATAAAGGCAATGAAGCTGGAGCTTATTTGCGTGAAATAATAAATAACAAAGCCAACGATAATTGGGAATTTGTAAGCGTTGAAAGCGTTGGAGTAAGAACATCCCCAGGGTGTCTTGCTTCTCTTTTAGGAAAGAAAGAAGAATATTCTATTTATTATGTGATTATCTTTAGACGTGAAGTGGCTTAGTTTTAAATTAATATATCTATATAGAGCGATAGCCCCCAATCGCATTCGCTCTGCATGTAGATTCGAACCGTCTTGCTCAGAATATGCCTTATTAGCAATTGAAAAATATGGCGTATTCAAAGGGTGGAAAATGACATTAGGCAGATTAATGAGATGTAAACCACCAAATGGTGGCAAAGATTATCCGTAACAACCGCTTCGGCGGTTTTTGAATATAACAAAATAAATAATTGAAATAATGTAAGGAATAATATTTGATGACAGACAAAATAATAAAAGTAGGAAGAATTATTAGTGATTCGGAACCTATCGAAGACGGCATAAATAGTTCTTTCAGATGTATCGCTTGTTGTGATAATGAAGAATATCCTGTTGTAGCGAAGTATATAAAAGGAATTGAGATATTAAAAGAATTAATTTGTGCAATATTAGGCAGACTAATAAATTTGCCAATTCCTGAACCTATATTACTATTAGACCAATATGATGTTTTCTGTTTCGGTTCTCTTGATGTTGGGTATCCAAATCTTTATCATAGATTAAATATTCAAGACCCATATTATATTGAATTTCATTCAATAATTAAAAGCTGGAGCGCCCTTGAAAGCGCGTCTTTTTTTGATGAATTTATCATCAATCCAGACCGGCATTCTGGTAATTTATTATACAATGGAAAAGATATAGCTATGATTGATCATGGTTTATCAATGCAATTAGATAAATTCACACCAAACCATGATGAAGACTGGAATAATATATTATTTAATCATTTGCTATGTAAATTTACCGAGTTATCTTGTGAACATAAATTAGATAAAATTGCGCTATGTAACAAATTAACTATTTGGTGCGAAAAAATAAAAGAAATAAATAATAATAATCTAATAGATAAAGCTATTAATGAAATACCTGTTGCTCATAAATCGAAAAATGAGTTACTATATTTTTTAACTAGTCGTAGTGAATTCATTCAAAAAATCATAAACAATAGAATTAACCCAAACCAGATGGATTTTGTAAATGTTTGATAGTAATAAATTATTATCCACAATACCACAAGCGCCAACTTATAAAGCTATTTGGGCTCCAATTTACTTTGAGCCAATCATGGGCTCTGGAGAAAAACTTACTATCGCCGTGGTAGCTGTTAGTGAAGGTGGTGAATTTAAAATTAGACAATCTATTAGACAGTGCGTAGTTAAAGCTATGTATGGCAACAAATCAGATCAATTTAACTCTTTGATTGAATTAATTATTTCTAGTCTTACTTCACATCTAAGCAAAACAAAAATTCTAGAAAACTGGAACGTTCCTATGCAAGGTGTTGTTTTGGGTAAAATAAAAAGCACCTTATCCAGTGATATTATCGGAGTTCTTAGGCAAGCGGTGATGCTAACATCAAGTCTGTCATCCCTTGATTTTTATTCTAACGATGAAGATAATAACCAATATTCATCAGATAACACTTGGTCAAAATTATTAAAAGATATAACTATAAATAATCATCCAAGCTTCGATCGTTATTTTGATAGAGAATTTAAGGTTGTATCAGAAGCTAGAGCTGCTAAGATATTTTTCCTAAGTGATCGCTCGGCAATTAATACCGAAAGATTAAGACCCAATAACATAGGGACGGATTTAGATAAAAACAAAGCAAGATTATTAGATTTATTTGCTATCAAGGATCATGAAAATCTCTTTACACGAAGTACACATGAGCTTATTGTCTATAGACCAACTGAAGATGATATCACATTTAGCAAGCGACAGATGAAGCGATTAAATGATGCTTTATTAACACTAGAAGAAGTTGGAGATAAGCACTCAATCATAGTTACCCCTGTAAACACTCCACAACAAGCCTTAAAAAGGATTGAGAGAGCTGAATTCAATTTTGCAGCTTAAACCAACCCGCCCTGTGCGGGTTTTTTCACGCCTAAAATCCCCCACCACAACTTTAAAACACCAACTGATTGAAAAACAATCAAACGAATAACAATCAATCACACAAAAACAACAACTTAACAACTTAATTAAAAATAATAACAACTTTAGATGTTGATATTAATAACAACTTATGTTGTAATGATCACATCAAAACAAATCAACTTACCAAAGTTGAAGCTCTTTAAAAACTCGGAAACTCGGAACAACTTATAAAGTGTTATTCAAAGTAGACAGTGTGAAAGCGAAGCTCATCTTAGAACGAAATGCCTAGCTCCCTCTAAGCTGATAAAAGGATGACACGGAGTAAGGGAGCGCAACACCTACTGGGGTATGTACCAGTATTCAAATCAAAGCGCATTTAAACAAGTGCGCTTGAGTTTGAAATAAAAGGAGATTCTAACATGACTAAACAAGAAGAAATCAGAAAATTACAACAACAAGCTTCTTTTGATGTTTCAGATTTTATCTGGGACGAAGAGGATCGACTATATGCCAAAATCGACTTTGATGAGTTAACAGCATTATTACTTAGAATGATGAACGTTGATGAGATCGACGGAGAAGAACTTCATGAATGCGTGTGTAGATTAACACACAAACAAGCTTTTATAGAAGCAAAGAAAAAAATTGAAAATAACGAGCAAATGCTTATTGACCAAGCCTGTTAATTGCAGGCTTTAAGAATAAATAAGGATAAATTATGAACCGCAAGCGTGAAATTGAAGATTATGTAAGAAAAGAATTAACAAGCCAACCACCTAAGCCGTGCGATTTTAAAGTGGGCGACATTGTTATCTATAAGAATGACTTTGGCGTTAAATTTGAATGTAAAGTAATCGGTTTTTCAGTGTGTGATTTGTTCAAATACGGAAAATTTATTCATCTAGACAATGAAGCACATACTACAGCGTATTGGTGTCCGCATCATCCAGATAGCTTAAGTCACAAGTAAAAGATTTTGACAACTCGGAAAGACGAGTACATGCAAGTCCGTTTGCCCGTGAATTGAGTAACGGGCTTTTTTACAGAATTAACGGCTAGAATTCATGAGGATTAAACAATGACAAGTAAAAAGATTATTGAGCAATTACAGCAACAAGATTGGTTTGTTGAATGTAAAACTGAGCATGAATTAGCGTTAGTGTTAAATGCTTGTTTAGATGCGGATGTTGTTTGGTCAAACAGAGTAAGCGCAATAAGTCTTAAATGTAGCATTCCTGTGCCGAAGCTAATCGGGCGTTCATCTCGCCGCTGGAGTAACGGTTTGTGGTTTTCCAACACTTTAGCTGATGAAGATTTAAAGCACTATAGTGACATAACAGATTGGTTTTTCGAAGAATTGAGGAATGAATAATGGAAAAATTAACACCACAAAATGAACATCAAGAGCATATGGTACAGGTTTTATTAGCAAAAATGCAGGGTGTGCAAGTTGAATATAAAATTGATGGCAATTGGCGCAATTCAGACGATGATGCAGCCGTTAGATTGTATTTAAAATACCGCATTGCACCTCAATCAACACCTTTACCAATTTCTCGTGAAATGTGGACACTGATTGATAGGACATGGAACTATGCAGCAATGGATGCAAATGGCAGAGTGTTTTTTTTCGAACGTAAACCATACCTCGTAGCAACTGATAAATTGTGGAGCAGTAACACAGGAAAATATACAGGGTGCGCATTAGCTATTAATATTGAAGGCATTAACTGGAAATGGTCGCTAACAAAAAGACCCGAGGACGTCTAAATGAACACAATACCGATTGATTACGTCGGCTGTAATGTACATGAAACAGACCGATTTAATATTAATTACAAAATGACTAAGGGCGAGCAAATATACGCCCTTTTTTGTACCTACGTTTTGACGCTTGGTGGACTGTTTGGGCTGATTCGATGGATGTTAGAAGTGGCGACTAATTAAAAGGAATATGAAAATGGCAGAATCGTTTGAAAAGAAAATTTGGGAAACTCTATCACAAGTTAATGTTAATGACAAAGTAGAAAAAAAGAACGGATTAACATATCTGTCTTGGGCGTGGGCATGGGGTGTTTTAATGGAGTATTATCCTCAATCATCATACATAATTAACCCGCCCACAACTGAACTGGATGGCTCTATGATGGTTAGCGTAACACTAACAATAAAAGAGGATAGCAACGAAGCAACTCGATTTATGTGGCTGCCAGTTATGGACTTTAAAAACCACGCTATTAAGTCGCCAAATTCAGTAGATATCAACAAAGCGACAATGCGATGTTTAACCAAGGCTATATCAATGTTTGGATTGGGTTTTTATATTTACGCTGGTGAGGATTTGCCAGAAGAAGAAAAACAGGCGCAAAAAATTAATGAAGATGCGTTAAACAAAAAACGAGAATCATTAATCAAAGCGGTTGAACAATCTGCACAAAAAGGTATTGATGCAATGGGTGAGTTTTGGAAATCATTATCAATTGAAGACCAAAAACTTATCGGGTCTAGTGAAAAACGTCGCATCTATGATATGGCAAAAGAGGCTGATAATGGAACAGCGAACGGATGAATGGTTTAACGCACGGCTAGGCAAAGTAACTGCAAGTAGAATTAGTGATGTGATGGCTAAAACAAAAAGCGGTTATTCAACTAGCCGCCAAAATTACATGGCTCAGCTAATTTGCGAACGTCTAACAGAAAAACCAACCGAATCATACTCCAATGCCGCTATGCAACGCGGCACAGAGTTAGAGCCGATAGCAAGAGAAATGTACATACTAAACCAATTTGACGCAACCGTTAAAGAAGTTGGCTTTATCCCCCACCCCACAATCGAAAACGCTGGAGCAAGCCCCGACGGGTTAGTAAATGATGATGGATTAATTGAAATCAAATGCCCGAATACGTGGACGCATTTAGAATTTATGCAATCACTAAAGCCAAAGCGTGAGTACATCTTACAAATGCAATGGCAAATGATGTGCACAGGTCGAAAATGGTGCGATTTTGTCAGTTATGACGATAGGTTACCAGATAATTTGAGTTTTAGGTGCATACGAATTCATTACGACGAAGCATTAGCTCAAGAGATAGAAGCAGAAGTTATTAAATTTCTGCAAGAACTCGATGAGCGAATCAAACAAATAGAAGCCGCATAACCGTCCAAATGACTTTTTTTTAAAGGATAAAACAATGACTAGATTAACTAAATCTATCAAAGAACAAATTTGTAAAAATGCAATTGATCAATCGCTAGTAAATAAAGAGCTGAAAACAGCAAATGAAAATTTATCTAAATTAGCTCTTGATGTTTATAACGATAACGTGACTGCTGAACAGCTAAAAGAAGCGGATGAGATAAGAGCACGCGGCAAAGGGTTGCCATTTTATAGAGGTGGTGTTTTTTACACTTGCAACTACGTGACATGTTATTTTGCTGGGTTAAGCGCATGTCTAACATTACCGCCTGAGCGTGATTTTTACGAATTAAAAGAGTATCCAACATACACCGCCGATCATGAGTTTTCAAAATGCTTTTTATCATTACAGAATCAGATCGAAAACTCAGAAAAACCAAAAAATTACATAAAAATATAAACGAAATAGAGTCTAATAAATCTCTTTTTACAAAGAGCTATGAACAACTGGAGCAAGAAAATGGCAAATAGAGGGATAAACAAGGTAATTTTAGTAGGCAATTTAGGTCAAGATTCAGAGGTCCGTTACATGCAAAATGGTAACGTTGTTGCTAATTTAAGTGTCGCAACATCAGAGTCATGGAAAGATAAACAAACGAATGAAACCCGTGATCGCACTGAATGGCATCGTATTGTTGTATTTGGTAAATTAGCTGAAATTGCAGGCGAATACTGTAAAAAAGGTTCGCAAGTTTATCTTGAAGGACAGTTACAAACTCGAAAATGGCAAGATCAGTCAGGACAAGATCGTTACACTACAGAAGTTGTAATAAACCCTATTGGTGGTACTTTACATATTTTAGGGGGTCGTGATAGCGATAACACTAGCCAGCAACAAGCACAACAACATAAACCGCAAACATCAGCTCAGCAAAATGAGTTTATAGATGACGGGATTCCATTTTAATTTGACAATAATTTTATCGGGTTGTATAGTTGTTGATACTACAACATACGCGGACTTCCGCACCCGAAAGCTAGCGGTTTTTTTATGCCTATTTTTAGGTATTTGATCATATCTATGATCGGGTCGAGAGGACGTAATACAATACTCGAAAGAGGAATAAGTCCCGCCGTCGTATGCGGTAGTTGAAACCCGATCACCTACTAAGTGATCAAATAACTAAACATACGAAAAGGTATAAAATCATGTCAACTCAAAAAAACATAAGCATATCGCTAGATACAGTCAATAATCTTCAAGCATTAACAGCCAAGGCACTAGCTGTAATACAACTCTTATCTACTGATGGACAAAGCATTGAAGGCTTTGAAAGTCGTCACGTTTTTATTATGGATGCTATCTGGCTTGTAAATGACTTGGTGGACTCTATCAAAAATGAATTGAGAGGCATTTAATTATGAATACACTAATTAATTCACAAAACAAAGAATTAACAATGTCTAGCCGTGAGATAGCGGAGTTAACAAATAAAGAACATAAAAACGTTTTACGAGTAATTAGAGACTTAATATCTGCTCAAGTTTTAGACGCTCAAATTGAGCCACTAAAATTTGAATATAGAAATCAATGGTTTGATTACTATGAGTTAAATAAACGTGACTCACTTGTTATCGTTGCTAGATTATCGCCAGAGTTTATGGCTTTTGTTGTTGATCGATGGCAAGAATTAGAGCAACAAGTCTCAAATAATCAATTAAAGCTACCAAGCAGTAAAGAGCTTGCACTAATGGTTATTCAAGCCGAGGAAGAAAAAGAAAAACTACAACTTGAAGTTGATTACCTAAAACCTAAAGCAGCATTTCATGATATGGCTGTAGATATTCACGGTGCTGTATCTGTTGGGCAAGCAGCAAAAACGTTAGGGACTGGGCGCAATAGATTATTACAATTGATGCGACAAAGAAAATGGATAAATCGCCGCAATGAACCGTACCAAGATAAGATAGAACAGGGATTATTGGATGTAAAACTTTCAAATTGGGAGCACCCAGAAAAAGGCATCCAAGATGTCATAACAACTCTTGTAACAGGTAAGGGAATTACAAAATTAACTAAAATGTTAAGCACTAAACTTGTAGCCTAACTGATATACGTAAACAAAGGGCTTAATGCCCTTTTTAATCCACAAAATCTGTTAATAACTCACTGAACAACCACCCTATTCTATTAATTTATTACAAATATCTGCGCTGATTATTTTGCGTAGATATTTTATGGGAATAATTATGCAAATTGATGAATCCGTATTTAACCACGGTAAAATCGAATTTCAACATATCGACTATGGTTATGTTTTCTTGTTTGATAACGAGCTTTATATGAAGATTGAATTAGACCCGATTATTCTGTCGTTTGTTTTCAAATGCTCATCTAAAGGTGTACACGAAATAACTAACGGATGCGCAATCAATCTTATTAGCGGTCAAGGAGAAGTGTTTGCTGATAACTGTATGGTCGAACCAGTAAAAGCTGTAATTAAAAGGAAATAATCATGACTACACACGAATTAAAAATAAAATCTGAATATTTCATGGACGTTGCTCGATGTCAGAAAAAAGCTGAAATACGCTACAACGATCGCAATTACAAGGTCGGGGATATTCTGAATTTGTATGAAATTGACAAGAGCGGTAATCGTACAGGTCGTAAATGTAGCGTTATCATCTCTCACATTTTAGATGATGCAGAGTATTTGAGAGATGGTTATGTAATGTTGAGCATTGACGTAATATACTGATTTATATAGAAAGATAAGGAGAATAATTATGACTAAAAAAGCTACAGTAACTGTTTCATGTGATTTATTAAATGAATTGCTATGTGCTCAAAATGAAATTATTGTTAATTATAAAATAAATAAAGGTGAACATATTTATTGTGGTCGCTGGAACGAAGAAATTAATGATTTAATTGAAACGTACAATCAAGTCGCAGAAATACTTAATATTGAAAAAATGAAGTTGATTCCAAATAATTGAATAAACACAGCAAATTACTAAGTTTTATTTGTTGATGAGAGATGAGAAAAGATTATAGGGGGTAAATAATGGTAAATAATTTAACAATTGAAGACCCAAGATATAGCAAATCACAGGTTTGCGGCTACATGGGCGGATTAGATCAAACCACGTTAGACAAATGGGTGGCGAAAGGAGAATTTCCAAGGCCCGATTTATATTTAGGTAGACATCCGCGTTGGAGGCTGTCTACCATCAACGCTTATCTTGCCCAAAAAGAACAAGAATATCAATCATGCGGTTAGGCTATCTATATAGTCCGCATACCACTGCATCATCTCACGACGCCCCTCCAAATATTGTGCGTGATTGTAAATACCACGCACATTCCCTTCTTCGTGATTTAATTGTTTTTCTATCCAGTCACGATTAAAACCATGCTCATTTAATACACTTGAAAACTGATGCCTAAAGCCGTGCCCAGTTGCACGGTTAGCAAATCCCAATCGTTTTATTAAACCTAAGATAGCGCCGTTAGACATGTGTTTTGAACTACTATTTCTACCAGAAAAAACATATTCTCCCCGCCCTGTAATTGGTTGTAAAAATTTCAGAATATTAATAGCTTGATTAGATAGCGGAACTACGTGAACCCTTGATTTTTTCATTGATTCTTTTGGTAGTATTATGTATTTTTTCTCAAGATCAACATACTCCCATTTGCAACTCAATAATTCCATGGTCCTGACAGCAGTTAATATTAATAATTCTGTAGCATAACGAACTAAAATATTACCCGAATACGATTGTAACGCTTTCATAAATTCACGCATATCATCTTCCATTAAAAACGCATAGTTTTCTGGTGTATGTGTGACCATAGCTTTAGCTAATTCACGCGCGGGGTTGTTTTCAGCTCTTTCGGTAATAATTGCATATTGAAAAACCTCAGTACATCGTTGACGCATCTTTTTTGCAATTTCCAATGCGCCTCTATTTTCTATTTGTTTTAAACAGTTTAACATTTCTAGAGGCTTGATTTGCGCAATATCCATATCGCCAACGAACGGGAATATATCTCTTTCAAAATACCGAATAATCATTTCTCTGGTATTGATAGACCAATTCCGTTTTTTTGTATCAAACCATTCAAGGGTTATTTTTTTAAAAGTATTTCCTTGCGCGATATTAGCAAGTAAAGTTTTTCTTTTTCGCTCAACAGCAGGATCTTTGCCGTAAGCAAGCATCTGCCGAGCTAATTCTTTTTCGTTGCGTGCATCAGATAAACTAATATACGGATACTTACCGATCGTTAGCGTTTTTCTTTTGCCGTTGAACTGATAATCATAGCGCCAAGATTTAGTTCCTGTAGGTGTGATGTATAGATATAGGCTTTCAAAGTCTGGCAACTTGTACGGTTTTTCTTTTGGTTTTGCTGATTCAATGGCTTTTACAGTTAGCATAATTACGGTATTTTTGGTCACGGTATTAAAATATACCGTAAATATACCGTTTAAATGTTTGCGTTGTCAATCGTTTAGAATCGTGTTTAGTCGTATCGAAATACCTTAAAACACTGTTAAAATAAGGCTTAAATCGTAGAATGTCGTTTTTAATCTTGTTTGCGATTTCGACCCCAGCAGGAATCGAACC